ACAAATACATGATCAAAGACAAGATCAAAGACAAGATCAAAGACAAGATCAAAGACAAGATCAAAGACAAGATCAAAGACAAGATCAAAGACAAGATCAAAGACAAGATCAAAGACAAGGACAAAATTATAAAAAAGAAAGAAAAGATACAAGAAATGAAACAAATAAAAAATTAGAAAATACGAAATCAAAATATCATGTACCTAAATGGTATAACGAACCCAGTGACTTTTGTAATCAAAATAATAAATCTGAAAGTTGTTCATTGACAAAATCTCAATTATGTAAATCGATTACTCAAAACTTAATTATAAGAAATAATATTATTGCTGCTATTTTAACTACAATTCCTCAAAAAACAATGGATAAGAAAGGAACTATTAATTATGAAGGAGGAATTTGTTTTCAAAAATTCTTAAATCTTGAAAAAGGATTTATATGTTTACCTTTTAATTATAGAGAAATCGCAAATAAATCTATTAGTGAAGCATTACCTGAACTTATGAAAACATCAAATTTCTTAGATCAAAAATCATGTGTTGAAAATAATGGTTTTTATTTAAAACTTTCAATTAATGAAAAAGAAATACTTAAAAAAAGAGCAATGAGTTCTGAAGAAGAATTTAAAGCTCATCCTCATTATAAAGCGAATAAATCATATTTAGATTTTATTGTAAAATTAAAAAATAAATATTTTGAATCACTCAATTCTCTTATTATGATATTAGAAAAAATGAAAGAACATCCTTTTGTATCTAATGAAACACTTAATACTATTAGTTTAGAAACAAAGAATATTATTGATGAAATGTATAGCTATACAAATAAATATTATGTATATGCTTTGTTAGCACTTATTCAAAGTGATTATATTGAAAAGAAAGATCCACAATCTGGTCAATTGAATCAAATTATTTCATTAAGTGAAAATTAAATATATTGATTAATAATATATGCAGAAACTTTGGGGCTATATACAAGATAAAATGAACACAAATGAAAAATTCGTAAATAAAGAAGAATTTGGATATATGTTGATTATGGCAATTATTATTTACATTATTGTTATTGTAATTATATTATTTATAGGTAAATTTTTATGGAATCAAATATTAAGTAAAAAAATTTCTGGTCTTAAACCTTTGGAAAGCATTTGGCAATTCTTTGGTTTATGGCTTCTTATTCAACTTTTAATTTGTTGTTAATTTACTTACCTTTAGCACGTAATCTTTCACTATTTAATTCTTTGACAGGTAATTTTGCTGGTTCAGGTTGAATTACTTGAGCAGGTTCATTATTAGAAACATTTTTAGGAACTGCTCTTGCTATATCAGATGGCATTGACATAATTCCACCAACCGCCTTAAAAATAGAACTTGATAATCCTATTCCTTCCATGATTAATTCGATTGCAGCTTTTGGAACATTTGCATCTGCACCACCATTTTTTTTAGTCTTCATGTTTATTAGTTACATTTAAATTTTTATCTAAATAAAAATAATTAAACTCCTGTTGAACCAAATCCTCCAATTCCACGATTACTTTCTTCTAATTCTTGTACTTCTTCAAAAAAAACTTCTTTAGTATTAATTGTTTTAGTTGGTATCATTTGAGCCACTTTCATATTTTTTTGTACAACAAATGAATTGTTTTTATCATTATTAATTAAAACGATTTTTATTTCACCCCTATAATCATAATCTATAACACCAGCACCTACATCGATATTATTTTTGACAGTTAATCCAGAACGTGGTGCTATTCTCATATAATAAGAAGGGTCGTCATAACAAATTGATAAACTTGTAGGTATTAATTTTCTACATTGAGGTTCAATTATAATAGGATCTTGATTGGATGAAAATAAATCCATACCAGCGGCATATTGACTTCCATAAATTGGCATTAAAGCATTTGAATCTAATTTTTTAAATTGAATTTTCATTATAAATATATATATACTTTTTAATGAAACCTTAAATCATTTTTTTTAAAATTATAAAAAAATATTGTTTTAAAGATTTCATAACTAAAATAAATTATGAATTATTCATATATTATTAACCACCCAAATCATGATAATAAATTTATTTGTAATATTTGCTCTGAAAATATTCCATCAAATCAAATAATTGGTTTAAAATGTAATTATAAAAAACATATTTTTTGTTTTACATGTATAAATGACTGGTATTTAGAAACAAAAATAAATGTAAAATCACCATATAATCATAATTATAATTATAATTTAATTAGAATGTGTCCAATATGTAGAAAAAATGGCGGATATCTACCAAATTTAAATAATGAATTTAAAAAAGAGATTCATTACAAGGATATTGAATTTAAAAAAACATGTGGTCATAAATTAAAAAATAAAAATGAATATTGTATGAGTATAGGTCATTCAAAATATAATAACAATTGTAAAAGACATTTTACTATAATAAATAATAAAATAAATATAGAAAATAAAATAAAAAAAGAAATAAATGATTTAGATAATTTAGATAATTTAGATAATTTAGATAATTTAGATAATTTAGATAATTTAGATAATTTAGATAAATCAATTAATACTTTTAAAATTGATAACGAAAATAAAAAAATTTAGTAAAGTAAAATTAACAATACATTAATAAAAAAATACATATTTATATCATTAAAGAATCTTATATTGACCATTGTGTTATTTAAGTCTTCTAACTTGGGTAGAATAAATAAAAATTCAAAAGTGTCTTGAAAATCAGTTTTGTTTTCAATACATTTTTTTCTTTTTTCAAATAATTTTTTAATAATATTTCCTAATTTAAAAAAAAGTACTCCATTCATTATAAATAATTTATTTACTATAAATAAGGTTGAATTAAAATAAAGTTCCATTAAAAATAATCCTAAAAAAACATAATGTGATGCTTTATCTAAAAATTGTATATTGTTTTCTTGAAATAGTTGATAATGATTTTGATTTTTCATACATAATTCACCTACTAAATAATGTATATTTAATAATAAACTATAAGTAAATGTATGATGTCTTTTAAAATGATAAAAAAATAAATACATTAAATAAAATTTTATATACAAAAAATATTCAAATTTAAAATAAAATTCATCTTGTTTTTTGATTATTTTATTATCTTTTATAATTATATTATAATAATATTTTTGTAAATTATCATTTACTTTATTGAATAGATAATCATACATAATTTACTATTGTATTTAATTTTTAAATTAAAAAATTAGTTTCTTTTTATAATTTTTTTATAAATTCCAACAGTTGGTAATTCAAAAGATTTTATAATTACTTTATTGACAATATTTAAAAAATTATATTTTTCACTGCCAAAATTTTTATTTCCAGATTTGTATTTATTCGTAAATTGATTATTATTTATTTTTTTTTTATTTTTTATATAATCAATTATATTTTTTATTAAAATACCATTATTTTTATGATATATTGAAGTTGGGTAAACAAGTTCCCTTATACCTATTTCAATATTTATTCTTGTTCTATTAGAATGTATATTATTATTTTTATTATATTTAGGATTTTTAGTATATTTATACGATTTTATTAAATTATTATAATTAATATCAAAATAATGATCACCTTTATCAATATATTTATTCATAATTTCATCAAAAAAGTTTTGATAAATTTCATAAAATATCTTAGACGAACCATAAAATGAATGATCACTATTTGTATAGAAATAATGTAAATCTGTATTTACAAAATGATTTATAGTTAATTGTTTAAAAAAATAACAATCACTTCTAATTTTTAATAAAATATCATAATTCATTAATTTATTTTTAAATTTAATTAACAATTTATTAAGATGCCACCATTGATATATATTTTTATATTTAATATTTTTTATAGATATATCTTCATGATTTTTAGATATAGTTAAAACATTATTTGATAATTTTTTAGCAATATCTTTATATTGATCATAAGTAGAAATATAAACATCAAAATTTTTTATTGATTGATAAAGATTATTAAAATTATAAATTCTTAATTCACCTGTTATAAGTATAGCTACTTTATACATAATTATAATAACTAAAAATAATTATTTAAGTTCTTCTAAAATCATCTTCATATCTAATAATATTATTTTATTGTTAAAAAAATTATAAAAAATTAACTTAAATATAATTTATTAAAATATAATATTACGGAAATAATATGAAAAGATTAAGAAAAGAATTACAAGATATTCAAAAAGACCCACCATCTTATATTTCAGCTGGTCCTTTGAATGACAATTTATTTGAATGGGAGGCTTTATTAATAGGACCAAAAGATACACCTTACGAAGATGGCTGTTTTATATTAGAAATACTTATCCCTCATGATTATCCAATAAAACCACCAAATGTTATTTTTAAGACAAAAATTTTTCATCCAAATATAAATCACAATGGTAATATTTGTTTAGATATACTCAAAAATAATTGGAGTCCAAGTTTGACAATTTCTAAAATATTATTATCCATTTGTTCTTTACTTAATGATCCAAATATAGAAGATCCATTAGTTCCAGATATAGCAAATATGTATCAAATAAATAAAAAAGAATATTTTAAAACTGCAAAAGAGTGGACATCGATTCATGCAAAATAAGTTTTATTTTTGAATATTTAAAGTTTTTTTAATATATTAAATTAATGAACATTGATATTAATTTAAATGACCCAGACTCACTTCAACAAATTCATTCTATATTAGAAGAATTTCAAAATAGTATTCTTAATGTGAATGGTGAAAATAATAGATATTTAATTGAATTTGAATTTATGTTAGATGATAATCAACATCAACAAATAGATAACTTACCCAATTATTTTAAAAATTGTCAGCATATTAATGAAATAATTGGGCATCCTATTTATATAAAAAAAAAAGATGAAATTTTAAATAATCAGAACGAATGTATTATTTGTACTGATTGTTATAAATATAAAGAATATAAACGAATATTACATTGTTGTAAATCAATTTATCATAAAAAATGTATTGATAAATGGTTTAAAAAGAATAGTAGTTGTCCAAATTGTCGTCATGATTTTTTAGAAGTTAAAAAGAATGATTAATTATTACCACTTTCATTTAAATATGAATCTAATTGATTATAATCTTTAACATGATAAGTCATTGAAAATACATAGGTAATTTGTTTTTTATCTTGAATAAAAAAAACATCATCTTTTGAAAATAAATTATTTTTAAATGCATAAGGAAGGTTATCCCATGGATAATCAATTTCTACAATAAATTTTCCTAATGTATTTTTATTATCTTTTGTTAGTTTAATACTAATTACGTTATAACCATTGAAATCAAATAATGAATTTATTTTTTCATCATAAATACCTGCTTTATTACCCTTTGTAATACCCACTAAAACAGCAGATAAATCCATAAATTTTGGAAAGTTATCATATTTTTGAAAATATATGTAAAATTCATCTATTGCTAATATCTGAAAAGCAAATTTAATACCATTTTCTATAAAAATAATATAAAAATCTGTTATTTTATCTTGACTGCTCATAAAATCAGCAAACATGCGTTGAATATTAATTGTATTTTTTACTCCATTGACTTCATATTCTAAATTAATCTTAATCATATTTGTTTCTTCTTCTATTGATTCAATTTTCACTATTTTTTCAAATAAAACAATTTCATCTTCATTTGGAATAATTTTATAGAAATAAAGTAAATCACGTATATTTAATGGATTATCATTAATAGTGTCACAGTTTTCTAAATTATAGTATAAGCTACAATATTTTGTATAATCATCATGAACACGTTGAATTTCAAATTTTGTACTATAACTTTTTTTACCACATGGACCTAAATATTTAAGTTCTCCTTTAGAAAAATGTTTAACATAAATTTTATCAATTCCAAAATTATAATTCCGTCCATTCTTATTATTTAGATTAATCGTAAATTTATCTAACTTACCAAGAGTGACTGGGTCATATTCCATGATTTCATCTGATACTTCTAAATTAGAAAAATTAGATGATAAAGTTAAATTTTGTAAATTATTACCATGATTAACTCTTAACTGTACAAGTGCATTTTTAACTTGTTTTGTACCTCCTCGATAAGGACCCCTTAATTCAGGAATTTCAAGTAATAAATAACTATCTTTAAATAAAGTTAAACCAAAATCATCAGATATACTTTCATTATCTATTACACTTACATATTCATACGAATGAGTGGGAACACTTACTGCTTTACATTTGATATATTTAATATTATCAAATGTTTCACCTATATCATTTTCAGAATAATTACCAATGACTATTTTTTTTTCTCGAATTAGAAGAACATCATTTTCATCTCTATAATCACTAAAAATATAATTATTATCATTTGGAGAAAATTTTACAATAAATTTAGTTTGATTTGGGAATAATTCTAAATTTCTATTTCGAGAAGAAACAATAATTGAATCCGTTTTTAAAATTTGTTTATAATCTGGTTCTTTTAACATAATATTATTATTTGGCATATTTACACTACTATATGAAATTGAATCACTTTTCATATTATTTTCGAGATTATTTTTATTGTATTCAATTTGAATTTTTTTAGTATCTTTTTTAATTTCTTGTTTATTTTGTACTAAAAAATTTTGAAACTGCTCAATTGAATTATCTTGTACTATTTGAGTTGAATTATTTTGTACTATTTGATTATTTTGATTTCTTTCATTCATTTGATTACTATTAATTGGTGTTAAAATTTGATGAATAGGTGTACTACTCTCATATTCCTCAACTACATTATCAATTTTTTGATTCATTTGTTTTTGGTTTTCTTCAAATTGTCCAAAATTATCTATTTGTTCATTATAATTGCTTAATAATTTATGATAGTTTTGCATAGTATTTTTTTTATTATCTTCTTTATTATCTAACTCAAAATTAATTTCATTTACTTTTGGATAAATTAAACTTCTTTCTTCTTGTAATTTATCATAATGACTACTAACATTTTTTCTATTTTCAGATGAAGGTTTTGGATAATCAATAACTGTATCAGTATTATTATAATTTCTTAAAATATCAGCATCAAATAAATTATTTTGAATATTTTTTGACTCAGATTGTATTTTATTTTTATCTTGATTTTTAGGCTGTTTTTTAGGCTGTTTCTTATGTGATGTTAATACTAAATCATATACCTTTTTATTAAGTAAATAAAGATATTTTTGATCACTTATGTTAGAAGGAGTTATTTTATTTACATTTTGTTTTACATAATTCATTGATTTTTGAATAGACTGATCTAAATATTGAATATTATAATTATCTTTTAAATCATCAATTAATATATTTTGTAATAATGTTTTATTTTGTTCAGAATTAAATTCATTCATATCTATAAAATAAATACATTATTTTTAAATAAAAATAATTAATAGTTTTAAATAAAAATTATAAAAAATATAATAATAAATGACTTAATTGTAATCCACCATATATAATTCCAATTGTTGCTATTCCAGATATTAAAATTAATCCTCCGATTATTAATTTTTCATCATTGATATCATTCATATATAAATAATAAATATAAAAATTTATGAATCATTTACAAATTGTATTATTCCTAATATACCAAATGTAAATATAAATAATTTTATATGTTTTGTTAAATTAATTTCATCTCCAAATGGTTTGAATAATACAACCAATAATATAGACATTAAAATATTAATGATATTATTTAAATTTTCTTGAATATTTATCATTGATGCTTCATCAATAATTTTACTTTTTATTATTAATTTTTGAAATAAAGTCATAAATATATTAATTAGCTTAACAATTAAAATTAAAAACAAATATAAATCTAATAAAACATAACCAGTTTCAAACATTCTTATTGAAAGAACATATTTTTATTTCCTATAAAAAAGTCCATTACTTTATTTAATAATTCTTTCTTATTTAATGGAAAATCAAAATTATTTTTATTTTCATTTTTATTTTCATTTTTATTTTCATTTTTATTTTCATTTTTATTTTCATTTTTATTTTCATTTTTATTTTCTCTTTCATTTTCTTTTTTATACATAGCAAAAGGGATATTAAATTGATTTTGATTTTGATACAAAGTATCCGCATCATACAAAGATTTTCCTTGGAAACTTCTAAAAACTAAAAATAATATAAATAATATAACCCAAAACCCAAAACTAAATATATCAGTTGTTAAAAAATCTCCAAATACAAATTCACAATTATTATTTAATTTTATAAATTGATCTTTTTTTTCTAACTCTTCTTTTTTATTTATATTTAATTTAATATTTTCTTTTTTATCATTCTTTTTTTCTATAGAATTTTCTTTTTCTTTTAAATAATCATCATATATATCATAATTATATTCAAATTTATTTAATATATTATCAATCATTTCAACATTATAGAAAAAATCACCAGAACCATATAAAATCCAATTTTTTAAATTTGTTAAAATAATAAGTCCTAAAGAATCATAATGTGGATAATTTAATAAACTAAGTAAAAAATGAAAATCTTCTTTTTGCCATGATTCAAATTTTTTGAATAATTTCTCTTTAATATTTTTTTCTAAATATTCATGTTGTAAATTCATATATTATTAATTAATTTATTTTTTTTTAAAATATACTTAAATCATTTATATTATTATAATTCATAAGATGAGTAATAACTTTTCACCTTTCTCAAATACAATGAATCCTCATATACAACAAGTAAAATATGATTATGATCCAGTTGTTATTAAACCACCAAATCGTAATGTTACGCATGGTACAATTACAAAACAAATTGTTATTGACAGTCGTGATCGAGATTATTTAAAATATCCAGATTCTAATCGTTATCGTGTTGAAATTACAGAAGAATTTCGTGATGTCACTTCATTAGAATTAATTTTAGCACAAATACCAAATACTTTTTACAATATTGCACAAGAAAATAATAAATTTTATATTAGTGAAGAAAATGATCCAATTCAAATTATAGATATTCCAATTGGTCAATATAATAACCAACAGTTATTAAATATATTAAATGGTTCAAAAGGAAATTTATTCGAAAATTTAAAAAATAATTATCATTTTTCACGAAATGTAAACAATTTAAAAATCAGAATACAATCAGATAATCTTTATTCAGATATTTTTGTTTATAACTTAAATTATGAATATAACAATGAATGTGCACCATGTAAAGTACAAAGTATTGATAAAAGTATTGGTTTTTTAAATACAACTTATAAATCTAATATAATTGATTTAAATTTTATTAATGTTTCAAATGGTAATATAGTTGGTTTAACAAAGATAAGTGAAAATGATTATAAACTTTATAAGTTAAAAGCATCTTCTTCATCTGCTATTGATTTAGATTTTAGAAAAATATTTGAAATTGGTGATTATTTTATATTAAAATACACAACAAATATTTCATGTAGAATATATGAAATTAAAAATGATAATACAATCATATTTGAATTATTAAATGGAGAAGATCCTACTACTCTTAGTGGCAATATATTCAAAAATATTTCAATAATCGAAAGTCCAAATATTTATCAACTTGAAAATAAACCATATGTAATTTTAAAAATTTCTGAAGCAAAATTACTCAATTCTATCAATGCATCAAATAATGCTTATAATATTATTCCATTGCTAAATACTGATAATACTATATTTAATCAAGCAACAACACCTGTGCATGGTGTTATTAAATTTTTTAATCCTCCTTTAGGTAAATTATTTTGGCTTGATATAGAATTTGTAAATTATGATGGTAGTTTGTTTAATTTTAGAGGACAAGAAAATATGCTTATGTTTCAAATTGGTCTACTTAATCAACCTGGTAAATATAATAATTTTATTGAACGTCATTAAAATCAATTTAAAGAATAAAAATTATTATTAAATAATAATAATGATACAATTTAATACAAAATATTGGCCAATCGTATATTTTTTTATTGATAATGAGAAAATGAATGATGAAGTTTTTGAAGAATATAAAAGAACATATTTAAATATTCTTCTAAAGTGCAAAAAAGAAAATAATAAAATAATATTGATTAGTGATTTAAATAATCAAGATAACTTACCTTTAAAATATGTAATGAAACAAGCTTATTTTAATAATAAAATACATAAATATAATAAAGAGTATGTAGATTTAGTTTGTGTTTATTTAAACAATAATAGTTTTAAAACAATATTAGATATCTATTTTTCTATATGTCCTCCATGTTGTCCTTATAAAGTATGCAATACTTATCAAGTTATTAATGATTTTGTAAAAGCAGAAATAAATAAAGAATTTGACACTCATGTTTTTGAAGAATTAAAACCTTATATAGAAAATATTCAAATAGAAAAAAAATACAAAGAGTTAAAAAAGGATTTCAAAGAACAAAATATTGAAAAATAAAAGATTTAAACTTAAAAAATTATATATTTATAAGTTAGAACATGGAAAAAAATACAAATTCAATAAATAATAAAATATATAATATTGTTTTTTATACATTTACCATTATAATTATATTAGTGGGTCTATATTATTTGATTAATAAAACAAATTTAGTAGTAAATAATAATCAAAAATTAAATACTTATACGATTCAACAAATACCTAAAGGCAATTCAAGTGAAAATATGGATATTTGTAAAAGTGGATGTGTGCGCGGAAGATGTAAAAATCAAGATACAAATAATGGATGTAAATATGATTTTCAATGTAATTATTGTAAAGATAAAGACACTGACCAATTTTATGTAGATTTAACAAATTATGAAGAAGTACAACAAATATATGATGAGCAAAAAAAATTATCATCTTCACAATCAGAAGACTTAAATGATATTATTCAAGAAAATAATGAATATATTGATGAATTAAATGATAAAATAAAGGATTATAATATGAATTAATTATTTTTTTTGTAAAAGATGAATTAGAAAATCTTTATTTAATTTTTCATTTTTTATTTGTTCAATTATATTAAAATATTGAACTAATTCGCTATAACCACCAATGGTTGTTGATTTACCAGAAGGTAATTCATAAATAATTTGCGGAAATGTTTTCATTTTATGTTGTTTTTTTAGAGATGTTTTGATTTTTTCATCTTGCGGGACTTCAAAATATTGAAAACGAATTTTACTTTTTTTGAGTAAATCAAATGCTTGACTACTATAATAACAATCTTTTAATATATAAGCGTTAATCATTAATATAATAATATATAAAAAATAAATTTTATAAATAATTAGAATTATATATATTTTATATTTAAGATAAAATATATTTTTTTTTTATTATTTTTAATTAATTTATCAAATATATAAAAAAATCCAATACATAAAGGACATTCACATCTTTTTTGTATTATTTATATTATTATTATTTGAATACTCCCTTCTATACATATAATAAAATACAAAAAAAATCAATTTTTAATGATAATGTATTATATTTTTATATAGAAATAAATTTAAAGATTGGTTCATAATTATTATAATACTTATCTTTTTATATTATATAATGTCTAAACAACCCGTGATTGCAACTACTTATTTTGACCATCCTCATATACAAGGAACAATTGATTTTTATGAAGATTTAAAAAATAATCAAGTAATTATTAGCGGGCAACTAATAAGTAATAAATATAAAAAATCATATCATGGTTTTCATGTACATGAAGCTGGTGATTTATCAGATAAATGTGATGGAGCATGTGCTCATTTTAATCCGTCTCATAAAAATCATGGTGGACCAAACTCATATGAGCGTCATGTAGGTGATTTAGGTAATATTTATTTTGATGTTCATGGAAATGCAAAGATTAAAATGATAGATGATTATATAAAATTAAGAGGTTCGAAGTCGAATATTATTGGTCGTTCAATTGTTATTCATCTACAAAAAGATGATTTGGGATTAGGCGGACATTCTGATAGTTTAACAACAGGACATGCGGGTCCTCGTATTACTTGTGCTGTCATTGGTTATTCTAAAAAAATGTTTAAAAAAATGTAATTTTTTAAATTTTATTCTTACAATCTGAGTAAAACGATGATATAATCTAAATACATAATACTTATTATATAGTAATACAGCAAAACAAACTTGATACAAATACACTAATTACACAAATGAATGACCACAATTGTGTATGTCCACTTTCTCCATTTTCAGGAATGTGCGATTGATCAATATATGATGGATTATTTAATTCGGAAATAGAAGTATTTTTGATAGGAATAACTGTTCGATCTCGTACTTTAAACATTCTTAATATAAATATATAATAAAATAAAATGGATTATATTAAGTCAATATTTTATTTTTAGTTTTGTGTAATTAGAAGTACACTTGAAAGAAATTAAAAATCCAATACAAGATTTACTTGATATAGATTTATAAAAATTGAATTTTATTCTTTAAATGTAAAAGACACAAAATGGATTTAACAATGGATTTAACAATGGATTTAACAATTGAATTTGAACCCATCTATTATGAACCTACACTTAACGAAGATGGTTTTTATATGGATTGTTTAGATTTATATAAAGATTATCACACACTTGAAAATGGTGTAATATGTACATGTGGTACAAAAAAAGAACATGTTATTATGAAAAATTTGACTTCTTTTAGACAACATATTAAATCAAAATCACATCAAAAATGGATAATTGAAAAAAATTGTAATTTACCTAATTATTATCAAGAGTGTTTGAATTTAAAAGAACAAAATAATGCCCTACATGAACATAATCAACACTTATTATATTTATTACAACAAAAAGATTATCAAATACAATATTTAGAAAATATGAACTCAACTTATATACATTCATAATTAGATTAAAGTTGATTCATACTTTTAATTTTATTATCTAAATTATCATATGATACATCATGAAAAATATTAATAAAAACATCTTTTAATTCATTATTAGAATTAATATAAATAAAATTTTGAATCATTATAATAAAATGATTTTTATAATAATCATCTCTGTTTTTTGTAAATCTATAATAAATATTAAAAAAAGCTAATAATTCCTCTTTTTTTAATTTATAAGAAGAATAATATTTTTGTGCTTCTTCATAAGACCATATTTTTTTATAATTTTTTTTATTGATACATGAATGAATATCAATCGTCCAATGAAATAAATTGTTATTATATACATTTTTTTCAATATTCATATTGGTATTACTTAAAACTTTATTATAATGTCTTTTACAATATCCACATGGAATTAATATTTGAAATGATTTAAAAAAATGTATATATTTATTTTTATCTTCATGATTCATTTCAAGACTAATAAGATGATACATAAGCCATGTTAAATAATTCCATTGATACATAATAAATACAAATATAAAATTATATCTTAGCATAAAAATCCTTTTTAAAATACGTAAATAACCGCCAATCAATACGAAAATTAGACCAACTGCACGCATTTAATATATCCTGAAATTCATTTGATTCTAACACTTTCTTTAATTTTTCTGCTTCACTTTTATTTTTAACAACAATACCCATTGAACTTTCAGTCATTCCGTATTTACCATCTAAATCAATAATAACTTCTGAAATACCACTTTCACCAAATATAATTTTAGGTACTTTGAAATGACCCCTATCTTTAGTATTCGAATAATAATAACGAACTCCACTTTTTGGCGTTGAATGTATAAGTGGATATTTAAATACATCATTTTTCTTAGTAGATGTATGTTTTGCTAATGTATAATATTTACTATCTTTAATAACTTCAACAATATCTTCATTTTTCTTTGCTAAGAATTTTTTAATAAGTGCATGATTATTATTTGGTAAAAATGACCATTCTTTTAAATCCAAACTTATTTTTTTGTGCTTATCATCTAAAATATCTGTTTTTTGAGTGCTTCTTGTTTTTTCTAAAATATACCAATCATAACGTGTACCAGATTGAAAAACACTTAATCCATTTTTTGTATTATGCATTTCTAAATACAACAATTGGTTTTCATGTACCATTAAATCAAAAAGACCCCCAAAACGAGATTGTTTTGATTCTGGCTTTCGCCATTGAGACGGATGAATAAATGTTAAATACCCTTTAGGTGCTAATTCATTAATACTTTTAAGTACAAATTCTTGCCATATTGTTTTACCTGTTGCTTTTTTTGTGTCATGAGAAAAAGGTGGATTGCCCATAATAACATCAAAATGTTCAATTTTAAATGATTTTTTTACATCTAACTTTAAACTATCCCCGCAATAAATATTGAGTTTATATTTTGTAGCATTAAATACTTTTCTTAGAATATAACAATTTTTCTTATTAAGTTCAGTCATATATAACATATTTTCTAATATATGCTTTTTACGTTTTTCATCATCTTTAATTACTTTTTTTAAACCAATATTAAGTCTGTAGAATACATTAACAGGAAAACTACCCATACCAGCTGATGGATCATACCATTTTAGTTCAGGGTCACTAAAAATAGATTTATTTTTATGATATTTTTTATAATATATATCTAATTTAGTCATCATTTGGTCAATTAATTCCATGGGTGTAAAAACTTCACCAAATTTCTTTTTTTCAAGCTCTTTCGGTTTTAAACTTTGTTTTAAATAATGATGTAATTCATTTGGTTGATTAATAAGTGATTGAGTCACCATTCTAAATTGAAGTAAGATATTATTTAATTCATAATTTTTATTTAAATATTTTTTTCCAAAACTATAAATGACCAGAAATAGATTTTGTTTTTCCCAAACATGAAAACAATAATCATTGATAATTTCTTTAAGCTCATCATTTTCAAAAATAAATTGACACATTTTATCAAAATTATCATTCTCTTCATTATCTGTGTTCATTAGTGCAACTAAAGGAAGAATAAGCGGTAGTATATCATTTTGTAAAGAAATTTCATCAAAAATATGTTCATCTATATGGGGTTGTCCCTCCATGTCATTTATTTCTTCAACATCTTCATTAAGAATAGGTTTTCTTTCAATACCTCTGGGTAATTTTTGAAAGATATCTTCATCAAATTTCACAAAATGTTCTTCTACAAATGAACCTAAGCTTGAAAATGTTTTATTAAGTAATTCTTGGTCTTTTTCTTGTATATCAAAATTCATATGTTGTATTTTTTTGAGTAATATTTTGATTTCATTTTCAGGTTCATTTTTCCAAATATCTAATAATTTTGGTATGAGTTTTCCTTTATTTTCTCTACATTCAAAAATATCTTCATCTAAATGTATCAATTTATTTTCAATCATATATTCTATTTTTTGCTTACTATTTAATGATTTATCAAAAACAAGTGGGTATTCCATAAATGTATGTAATATACGATTAATATTAAAATCAACTACAAAACCCATTTTTTTACTACCATCACTTGATTCACTCATACATCGATACATCATCTGTATAATTTTATCACAAGATGATATATTATTAAGCAAAAATACTGTATCCACTAAAGGTAATGTAATTCCTAAACTACATTGATTCCCTGCTAATAATATAAGTCCTCTTTTTCCTTCAATCTTTGCTTTATTTTCAACTTGTTGAATATGATTTTTAAGATTTTTAATATGTTTTATGGATGAATTAATAATTAATATTTCAAATTCTTGAAATTCTTTCATTTTTTCCATATATTTTTTTAAATGATTGCTTACATGATCTATTTTTAGTCCAATACCAAATGGCAAAAACCATAATTGACTACTAAAATATTCATTGGTTAATAATGTTCTACTATTATTTTTTCGAGATAAATATTGAATACGTTGATAAATATGACTCCTTTGATCTCCAACAATATAATGAAGTAATTCCATTATTTGTGTTTTAAATTCAAACCCATCATCTTCTTTTGCCAATGAAAATAATACATCCATTGAAAACCCCTGTGTATTATCATTGTTTTTCTCTAAATTTTCTTTTATTGATTTAAATTTTTCTTGTTCCATTAGTGTAGAAAGTAAATGTAATTCTGGCATATTATCATAACAAGATAGTTTCTCTTCTAAATTAGACTGATTTAAAAAACGCTTGACATCTTTTCCATGTTTGTAAATTAAGTAATCCAGATTTCTATCTTTACAAAAATGTTCATCTTCAATATTCCAATAAAATTGACAATCATGGTCAATATTATAAGTAAGTAATGTTTTTTGATAAGTAGCACTTAAAAATATTAATGATGTAAATTCTTTCGAAAATAACTTAAAAATAGCTTCTGCCTTTTGTGTTGTTCCTCCAAAATGATTTTCATCAAAAATAATTAAATCATAATCTAATTCATGAAAATCTGTTTTTTTATTTGATTTTACATAATTATCTAATAATTGTTTTGAAATTATATATATATTACTTGCTTTATGACGTAAACATCCTAATTGACTTCCTTTTTTAATTTCTTCTACATGAATATCTTTAAAATTGGTATATGCGTCAAACATTTCATGTCCAAATTGACTTAGTGTTTCACTGGGTGCTGGTGTAATAATAAGTGCATGAATGCTTCCAAATGATTTATAAAATTGGTCAATAAGATGACCCACTCCATATGTTTTTCCAGCACGGCATTTCCAACCCATTAAAAATTTTCTTTTATCTTCTTTTATCTTGTTTAGTATTTTAAATACACATAATTCTTGATGAAATCTTGGTTTAAGTTCCATATTAATTAAACATTAAATGGAAAATTATCAATTTTTATTAATATTTAAAAAATAAAAATCATCCATTTGCAGAAATATATTTTTATATGAAGTTTTATTCTCTAAATAATATTTAACAACCGTTAATTTATAATCTTCATTATGTTGTTTAGTCATTGTTTATATGGAGGATGTACTCAATTTTTATTGAATAAAGATGCTGATTGTTCTAATTCTAAATCAGTCATTATTATATTATATTTATAAGTTAATAATTTTTTATATATATTAATTTATAAATAAATGCCTAAACATCATAGTTTTCAATCTATGAATAATTTATCTCATTTTAAATGTCGGTCGGTGTAACTTGTTTTAGATTAGGTAATATACACGGATTAGTTGTAACTCTTGAGAAATATATGTATAAATGGAAATATAAAGATTGTATTACTAAAAGACATATGATTGTGATAGATAAGAGATTTGGTGTAACAGCTACATGTGTATGTGGTAAAATACAATGTTTTAATTGGGATGGTTAAACAAAAAAAATGATTTTTATACATATTTTTATTTTTATTTATAAAATAATATTTTTACAATAATTCAATATTATATGATATATACTTACACCTTTACATATTTATGATATTGTAATAGGATCACCTGAATTTGTGTTTGTCGCAATCCATGTTGAATACAATATATCACTTTCTGAGGATGGAGTACCATCATCATTACGATCTCCCATTTGTATTCCTTTTCCATTTGGTGTATTCGCATATAAAACATTACCTGATTTATTTTTTGCCGAGTTAAGTTTAAAATAATTAAGTATAAGTTGAGAGGTTGATTTATTTGTACCATCAGAATAATATATTTTATTTATTTCTAATTTTATGATAGCACGGTCACTACTATTATGTGTGTACATATAACCTGCGGTCACGCCAGAATAAGGTGTTTTTTGAAATGCTAAATGAGTTACTTTAATACTTTGCACTTCAACACCACTTTTTATATTAAAGCTCAATGGGTATGTAACTGGTGTCCATCCATGAGAGGAAGATGTTGTATGTAAAGAACTATCCGTAATTCTATAATTTTCAATTGTTGAATTTGATATATTTGTTTTCATAAAACTTGACAAATCACCATTAAACTTAGTAACTACTTTACCAAGTTCATCATTTACAAGGTATAAGTTTCCTCTAAATCTCCAATAACTATTTGTATTTGTATTAATACCGTATGTAAATAAAGTATCAATTTTTGTGATAAATGGTTTTGATTTTATCACTGTGACAATTATATATGATGTTACTGATCCATCATTTGCTATAATTTTTAATTTATCATCTGTACCATATGATATTGTGCTTATTATTTGAACTTGACCATTTGATGAATTAATCTTATATAATGAACCTTGTTCATAACTAGTATCAATACTATATGTTATTGTGCTTCCAGTAGAACTAATCGCATGTGCAGTATAAATTAATCTATTTACATTATTATCTTCAATACGAATCGTTGATGTTTGATATGGGGAACTATTATTAAAATTGATACCACCAACAATAACTGTATTTGATACACTATAAGTATTCCATATTGTAATATAATTTGTACTACTTATATCAGTGACTGTGATTGAAAATGTTTCTACATCTGCACTTATTTCTATTTGTCCTTTATACGATATATTGCTATTTATACTATAATTATAAGTACCACTTATATGATCAATATTATTTAATGTTATTGTCTTTGTAGATGTATTCACATTATTTAAGGATATATTTAAATTTTGTTCTCGATATATATTATTTGTTCCAAATTTAATAATATCCACATTTATTGTTATTTCTTTTATATTATATAATCCAATATTATTTATAACTTTTACTTCAATTGTGAATATTTTTTTTGATATATAATCATGATTTATCAATGATACTTGTCCATTCGTATCAATACTAAAATTGTCACTTCCTGTTAAAATAGAATATGATAGATTTGAAGGTGTACCTCCATAAATATTATCAAAAACTTCAACTTGATATACAATTCCACTATTATATGATTTTATATAAATATTTGTTGAAGATATTATTGAAATTTTGCTATTTATAGGATAATAACAAATAGTATTCGTAATTGAATTACTATTATAATTTACATCAAAACCAAAATCTTCTAACATACCAACCGTTAAATTTGATAATATTAAATTATTATATGTCATTATATTTTGAGAAATATCATTCATAATTGTCGGATAAATTATATTATCATTGTATATAATATCTTTTACATTGATTATAATATCTTGTGTGTTTTGAACGGTTATATCTGAATTACTTATAGCACTTACTGTAATTTGATATAGTACTTTATTATCAATATTTGCGTTTTCATTTAATTCTAAAAATCCGGATTTATTATCAATTTTTAGATCTGAACTATCTGTACCAGATATTTGAAATAAACATGGTATATTTGTAATAATACTACCAATGATTTTTATACCATTATTAATATCGAATTGGTTAGGTGAAAGAAATTCAATTGTCATAATATAATATATTATTTTATTATGTATATATAAAAAATAAAATTTAAATTTAAACTTATATTTTTTTGAAAAAAATATAAAAATATAAAAATATAAAAATATAACAATAAAGGTTGATGTTCATTTATGAAAGAACATTATGTATTATATAGATATGATGAAAAATATACTCCATTTGTTAATAAATTAATGTGATCTGAATTAAAATTATTATTTGTTAATAATTCTTGATATTCAGCAATTGTATTAGTTCCAATATAAAATGTATTTGTTCCATCCTTTGTGGTTAACGTATTCCATTTATCACTTGTATTAGGCATTAATATTTGTAATGTAGCTTTTATTAAAAATACAACATTTATATTATGTATATTATTATTGAAAGTAACCGTTTCAGTATTATTTATATTTAAATATATTACATTTTTATATATATCAACTTCATATAATTTATCATCAAGTGATTTTATAACGATCGAAATATTATAATCTTTTTTATAATCTGTTATGATTGAATCAAATATATTCTTAACAATATTAACATCTAATTGTAATATGGTAGTAGAAGATAATAAATTATATGTTAATGCATATACTCGTATTTTTTGTTCGACATTTTGAATAACAATCTCTGAAGCATTTGTTTCAATAGTAGTAATTAAAGTAGTTGTATTAATATCACTTGATAAATCAAGGTCAGGATTAGTATCTTTATTTAATTGGTTAATAGAAGATATCATTATTTTATTAATATCTTTAAAATTTGTTTCAAAATTATCGGTAGATACATTTTCAATTTTTTGATTTATACCAGAAACGATTGATGATATATTTGAAAGTGTAATTGTATCATCACCAGTACCAATTGTAAGACTTTTTGTTTCTTTTATATTTGTAATAATATTTTGAATATTTGTATTTGTGGTCAAAGAAATTTCTGTACTGGATGCTTCAATTGAATTAACAAATGATTCAAATACATCATTTTCACTAACTATAGCAGATGAATCATTAACAATATCAATCATATTTTTAAGATTTTTTACAATATTTGTAATTGTAATTGCTTTTTTTGAAGATGATGTATTATTCGTTTTTATATAATCTTCTGTTATATCTGATTTTTTAATATTAAGTAATGTTTCTACCTTTGTATATTGTTCATCGATTTTGGTTGATAAATTTTCGGTACCAGATGATTCTATCTTTTTTTCAATTAATTTTGATACAATTGTTGATAACGGCGATACAATAATATCATTTGATAAATTTGTCGTTGAACTATTAATTACAGTCGATAATTTATGGGTTAATAATTGGTTATTTGTTATATCATATCCTCCTTCAAATTCTATTTTATAATATGGTGGTATTTGATCAGATGGTATTTTAATTGAAAAAATACCATTTTCATCTGTAGTAAATGTAATTATTGTTTCATTGTTTTCTATATTTATTATTTTTCCAGTTGAATAAGAAATATAACCATCAGTAGCAACACCACTTATAGAACTTTGTGTTCCATTAATACGAATATTCATTTCTTTATTTGGTAATGAAATAAATAAAGGATCAATACTATCAATACTATTTATAGATAATTTTACAGCTGCCAAAGAGGATGAATTTACATTTGAAGAATTTGGTGCAATTGTTAATTCTTGATATTCATACCAGTTTTGATTTGTAAATATTATTTGAGATGATGGTTCTATATTTAATAAATCATTTTGCGCAGTATCATTTGGTGATATATTTAAAATCACATTCTTTAATGGTTGTGATATTAAACGAATATTTGTTTTAAATGATACAATTTCTGAAGATTCATTAATAGAAACAATTCCATTATTTAAATTTACAAAATAATCAGCATTATTTGATTTTAATAATTCATATATTATTTTTGCTGTCGAATTAAGTGTTGTATCACTATTTAAAAAACTTATTTTTAATTTATCTTTTTCAGATACTTCTATATTATTTGTAATGTCAATGAATGGTATCATATTTGTTGTATCAAATACCGGTGAAATTACAGTTTCAGAACTATCTGAGGATATTTTTGTGAAAGTAAGTATATTCGATTCTGTTGTGTTATAATAAATAACATATATTTTTTGTAAATAACCATTTATAGGTACAATAATTTCGGACGTTTTAGTATTATCTGATAGTAAAATTGTGTCTTGTAAATAAATTTTATTCATTAATGCTGATGTATAACTATAAGCACCCGGTCCAGTATGGCCTATTACACCTTGAATACCTTGTTCACCAGTATATCCTTGAATTCCAGTAGAACCTTGAATGCCTTGTATTCCAGTAAAACCATGAATACCTTGTTCACCAGTATATCCTTGAATTCCAGTAGAACCTTGAATGCCTTGTATTCCAGTAAAACCATGAATACCTGTTACACCTTGTATTCCAGTAAAACCTTGAATGCCTGTTACACCTTGTATTCCAGTAAAACCTTGAATGCCTTGTTCCCCAGTAAAACCCTGAATACCTGTTACACCTTGTATTCCAGTAAAACCTTGAATGCCTTGTTCCCCAGTAATACCTTGAATGCCTTGTTCCCCAGTAATACCTTGAATTCCTGTTACACCTTGTATTCCAGTAAAACCTTGAATGCCTTGTATTCCAGTAAAACCCTGAATACCTGTTACACCTTGTATTCCAGTAAAACCTTGAATTCCTATTACACCTTGTATTCCAGTAAAACCTTGAATGCCTTGTATTCCAGTAAAACCCTGAATACCTGTTACACCTTGTATTCCAGTAAAACCCTGAATACCTGTTACACCTTGTATTCCAGTAAAACCTTGAATGCCTTGTTCCCCAGTAAAACCCTGAATACCTGTTACACCTTGTATTCCAGTAAAACCTTGAATTCCTGTTACACCTTGTATTCCAGTAAAACCCTGAATGCCTTGTTCCCCAGTAATACCTTGAATACCTGTTACACCTTGTATTCCAGTAAAACCCTGAATACCTGTTACACCTTGTATTCCAGTAAAACCCTGAATACCTTGTTCCCCAGTAATACCTTGAATACCTGTTACACCTTGTATTCCAGTAAAACCTTGAATACCTTGTTCCCCAGTAAAACCTTGAATACCTTGTTCCCCAGTAATACCTTGAATACCTTTTTCACCAGTAATACCTTGTATTCCAGTAAAACCTTGAATACCTTGTTCCCCAGTTATACCTTGAATACCTTGAATACCTTTTTCACCAGTATATCCTTGTATTCCTATAGAACCTTGAATACCTTGTATACCAGTAAAACCTTGAATACCTTGTATACCAGTAAAACCTTGAATACCTTTTTCACCAGTATAACCTTGTATTCCTATAGAACCTTGAATACCTGTTACACCTTGTATTCCAGTAGAACCTTGAATACCTTGTATACCAGTAAAACCTTGAATACCTTTTTCACCAGTATATCCTTGTATTCCTATAGAACCTTGAATTCCAGTAGAGCCTTGATTACCTTTCTCACCAATATCACCTTGTGGACCTTTTAATAATCCTAAATTTACCCAATCAGAAATATTTTGAGGATTATCTATTTTTGATAAATATCCAACACCCCCATCGGAAGTTTTTACAATCCAAGTTAATCCCGCTTTTATATTATTTGGTAATTCATTAATATTATCTACAGCACCACCAAATGATAACCCACCAATCGGAGCTCCATCAACTTTAGAACCTGCAGATAAATTAATTCCTCCATCTGATGAAGCTGAAATAACACTATTATCTCCTAAATTTATAGAATTTGCACTTGTATATATATCTCTCCATCTATGTGTAGAACTACCTAAATCATAAATCTTATTACCAGATGGTATTAAATTACCAGTAATATTTCCACCAATATATAAATCTTTTATTTTTTTATCAGAACTTCCTAAACTATATATATTATCTTGTTCTGGTAATATATTATTTTTAATAATTCCTGTAAAATAACCATCATTGCCTTTTTCACCTTGTTCGCCTTTTTCACCTTGTTCGCCTTGTTCGCCTTTTTCACCTTGTTCACCTTTTTCACCTTGTTGGCTAATTGAATATATAGAACTTATAACATTATCAATAATGGTTATATTAGAACCTGCAGTTAGTTTATTTTGTTTTTGTGATAATATATCACTCCCATTTTGTATTAATTTACCACTTAAATAAATATCCTTAAATTGATAATCATCTGAACCAAAATCTACTTGATTATTTTTTCCAGGTTCTAATTGAGTAATTTTATCATTCCCCATGACAATTTTATTTGAACCATGGCCTGTGGAATAAGAACCAATCACAATTTCATTAGTTGCACCAGTATTACTAACATTTGATTTAAAACCAATTGTTATATTATTATCACCTTTTTTAACATTTGTTCCTGAAAACCCACCAATAGTTGTATTACGATTACCTTCTGTATTATTTCTTAATGAACGATAACCAATAGATGTATTATTAATACCCTTTATGTTATTTTCTATAGAATTACTACCAATTGCAGTATTTTGATGACTATGTTTATTCTTTTGTAACGTTTTATAACCAATAGATGTATTTTTTTTTCCACGAATATTATTTTCAAAAGATTTATCACCAACGGATGTGTTAGTATTATCTTTTTTAAAATTATTCTTAGACATAATAATACATATAAATTTTTTATAAACATGAAATAAAAAAATCAATTATTAAAAAAAATAAATTAATAAAAAAAAAAATAAAAAAAAATATTTTTTTTCTTACTATTTTCTTTTATTTTTACTTCAACCTCTTTTTTAGAAATAGCGGTGATTTTCTATTTTTGTTTTTCTTGTAATACTTTATCGTTTTATCTTGTGATATTATATTTTTTTATTATAGGTTTGTATCATTAAAAATATAATTGTATAATATATATGAAACCCGCGATTAATATTTATAATTCTGATTTAGTAAATGGAACCTATATTATGAGGAATCCTGGTAATTATATATTATCTGAAAATATTGTTTTTCATCCAAATGCAGACAATGATTTTCAACCAAAACCATCACAATATGAAAAATATAATCCAAAACATGGTTACGGATTAGGTTTTTTTGCTGTATTTGTAATCTATGGTGAAAATATTCATTTTGACCTCAATGGTTTTACCATCCAATGTTCAAATGAATTTTTATTAAAACAACGATTTTGTGCTATTATTGAATTAGCATCATCTCCTTTCATTCCCAATCAAGGACCATCTGATTTTGGACCATCTATCCAATCAGCAAAAAATTGTATTATTCAAAATGGTTGTTTGGGTCAAGTTTCACATCATAGTATTCATGGAAATGGTATGCAAAATATAAAAATAAAAAACATATCACTAAAGGATTATGAAGTAGCAGGAATCTCACTTAATGGGGGAATAAATATTTTAGTAGAAGATTGTAGATTATTTGGTACTTCTACAAAAGTACCATGTTTATCTAATTATGCTCATTGTAAATTTGATTTACCTTTTTTACAAAAAATAGTAAAAGAAAATCCAAATCAACTTTTAGAAATGCATAATACTACAAAAACAGTACAAGAAATATATGATACAACTATTAAACAAGTAAAAATATTTGAAGATGCATATTTAAACAATAAACCTTATTATGGCCCTTTTAAAAATAATACAGGTTTATATGATGGAAATGTATATGGAATTGTTTTCAATTCATTAGGCGTTGTTATAAATGATTTTAAACATTTACGTGACACAAATACAATTGGAAATGAAAATATTTTGATTAAAAATACAATTATCAAAAATACAACATCAAATGGTTCTCAGGTATTTGGTTTATTTGAAACAACAAAAACAACAAAAGATATATCCAGTGCTTATGGTAAATCAGCTTTTGTAGGTCCTGTTGGAGACATGTTTAGTTTAAAAGATTCTATTAATCAGTATGGTGTCTTTAATAATGATTTTATATGTGCTATGCAGTTAGCTGTTGCAAAATATGGTTCAAAAGAAAAAAAATCATTAGGAACATCGAATATAGATTCATATATATATGATACATGGATAAAATCAAATACGAATATTTTTAGTGAAATAACGATGAACCCTAATGATAAAACAAAAAGGTTTTATCTTGTTTCTGGAGGTGATTCAATGAATCATAAAATGAAAGGGAATATTGGATTATTTATCTCACAAGGTTTGCATGTTCAAATCGAGAATGTACTTATTGATGGTGTAATGAATAATGGAATACAAAAAAATCAACAATCATCTCAATCTATTGGGTTATGTATAACAGGTTCAAAAGATATTTATTCAAAAAATTTACAAATTAAGCATATAACATCTGAATTTTCAACAGCCAATGAAATTGAACTTGTACATGAAAATGTCAATATTCAGGTAGATATTCGTTAGTAATGTAATCATGTACCATGATTATATACATTTCAAATAAGAACATATAATTAAATAAGAATGATTTGATAATTGAATTATATCATATGTAAAGAACCATATACGCTAAAAAATCTTTTTTGAATCTCTGTAATATGATTATAAAACATATTATTGTGAATATTACTTGTAATATACACCTTTGAACATTATTCTAACATAAAAATTGAATAATATTCATATCAATCTTTTTATAAAACAATAAGAATGAGTTATTCTACAACACAAAGGTCAGATAATAATAAGATTCGTGATGCTGTTATCAATGATATTGATAAAAATAAACAACATTATCGAGATTTACAAACATTTTTAATAAAAAAATACAAAAAAGCAGAAGGTAGAAAAAAAACATCTTATGACGATGACGATTTTGGAATTGGTAATAATGAAGAATCAGAAGGGTCTGAAAAGGATTTTCTTTGGAAGTTACTTCAAGATTCTGAAAATTTAGCAAATATTAACCCACGAACATTATATGATTGGGCTATTTTATTAGATAAAAAAGCAAAAGAAAAATATTGGACTTGGTCAGACCCCATTCAAGTAGAATTATTTACAGGTTATTCTTATGAACCATATAAAAAAGTAATGATCAAACCAGAAATGGTTGATATACATGAAACTTATTTGGAAGATATTCAATATTCAGAAAAAAGTTTTTGTCTTATTGAAAAATGGTTAAAAAATCAAAAAATAATGATGTCTAATGCTACATATGATCATTGGGTGTATGAAATTACACAATATTATTTTAAAAATAAAATACAAATTGAAAAAGACATTGTATTTCGACCATTAGACAATGATAAAAAAAGATGCTTTTATGAATTGGAATATTTTCGTATTGAAGAAAAAGAAATATCAAAAAAAATAGAAGAATTACAATGTATTGAAAATAATATAAAAAAAACAAAAAAACAGTTATCAACTATTATACAACAAAAAGGATTGACTAAAAAAAATATAGAAGATTATGATTTTAATATTCATCAATATATTTGTTTATTAGCAAATTATTGGTATGAACATAAGGATGAATTCAGGGATGACTTGGTTTTTCATCCTTTAAAAAATAAAAAAGATATGGAAAATCATTGTATTAACGTATATTCAATAAATATGAATAATATCATATCAATGAGTATACATATCCAAGGTTCTATTCATAAACAGAATATTGATCATTTGGAAAAAATAAAAAAATGGTCGGAAGATAATCAACCAAAGAAGTTTGATTTTGAAAATATGAATTTAAGTGATTGGAAAGAAGTAATAAAAAACTATCATAAAATAGAAAAAATTGATATTCAAGAAACTACTATTTATTATCCAAAATGGAAAAAAGAATCTTTATATTCTTTTAATCATCATATTATAGATCATAAAGAATTAACAAAAGAAACAGATATATTTGATATTTTATGTCTAAATGATGATGATGTTTTTTAATTTATTGCAATGATTGATATGTAGAAATGTGATTTATCATTTTATATTTGATATATAAAAAATGAAAAATAAAATTATTTAAAAAAATGAATATTTATAATAATAATAATCATATAAACTATGAATCATGGAATATGATATTGAATCAGGTGATGTAAATACGGGTGAATATATATGTTCTTCGTGTCAATTAAATTCAAATAGTCATTGTTTCAAATTAATAAATATGAATAACAGTAGTCTTTATTTTTACTTTTGTGCGGTTGATTCATTCGATTTAAAAGATACGTATGGTTTATTAAATCATTTATATGGTAATTTAAGATATAATAAAAGGAATTGGGTATTATTATTTGATTGTTTTGATATAGGAATTATGGAAATTTTTTATTTAAATAAATTAAAAAATTTATATAATCATTATGAATTAAAAGTTGATTTTACGTTATTAGAAAATATAATATTATTAAATACAACTTTTTTCAATACAAGCATGTTATCAATTATATTTAATAATGTTAATAAATATTTTAAATCAAAAATTATACACGACAAAAATGATTATTTTAAGAATTTAGTTGAAATTTACTTGAATGAATCATGATCTCAATTATTATAAATATTTATAAAACTGGTAAATAAATTAAGTAAATCTAAGAAAAAGTCAATTGAACTTTTTGGATAATTTGGATAATTGACACATACTTTTGCTAATTGAAACATTTTAGATGTATCATAAGATACAAACAATGAAAATAATACAATTACAATATAAGATATATATAAGGTTGTTGTTTTCATTTGTTGTGCGTCTTTTACAAAAAATAGATTAAATAATGCTACAATAATAATAGCTAATAAGCCAACAATTAAACCTGGCATTACAAAATTATAAGATTTTTCAAAGAAACCTGGTTGGGCATAAACAATAATAGACATAAATATAAATACAAGAGCTGTAGATATTAGTGCGTCATCTATTACTCCTGCTAATTCTTGTGATTTAAAATAAGGATATATCATGATTGAAATAGAAGCTATAAATAATAACCAAATAATATGATTATAAATGTGTCCTGTTTTGCTAAAATTACTTGTAAAAGCGATCATAATAATAAATATAAACGATAAAATCATTCCACCAAATATATAAGATCCTAATTGATTATATATATAATTCATAGGCATCAATTGATGTTTTTCTGCTTCATTTTTTGAAGTAAGTTCATTAATAACATAAGCAAATAAACCAATAAGTGTAATTGACATGGCTAAATATAAATACACATTAAATACATAATTATTACATGTTGGCTTTCCATTTTTAAATGAAGAAGTAGATATTAGATATAAAATAATAATAAAAGCAATAATACCTGAATACAAATAAAATTTATTGAAACTTTCACTCATAATAATATACAAGATTTATTTTTAGGTAATTTACATTTTTTTATAAATAAATATTATAATGAGTACTCCATTTATATTTAATAATGCATTAAAAAAAGGTTTATATTATAATTGGGCTACATCTGTTGGTGACACATATGCTTGTATAACTTATTCAGCAGGCACTACATATGCTATTCAATCTATTAATGAACCTGTTGAGCTAACACCACCCGACATTTATATTTTTAAAAATGAACAATTTAATGATAAAACAATCGAAGAACCTCTTTATAAATTAACTTTACCAGTACAAGGAATTAGAAGTAGTCTTATAATTGATGATACTGAAAACCCTTATGTATTAATTGGAACCTTTTTTTATCCAGATCCAAGATCTCCTATTCAATCTACACAACTTATTAAATGGGATTTTATAAAAAATATAATAACTATTTTAGCAACATTTGAAGATGAAGGTAATTCAATAAGAAAAATTAACAGATATAAAAATAATAAATATGATTTAATTTATTTTAGTTTTCAAAATGATACACAAACAGGAGCATTAAAACCATCATTTATAAACGCAATTTGGAAGTCATATATTGATAAAGAATTTGAAGTTCAAAAAAATATAACTAAAATTTATTTATTAAACAATGGTATAAATATATTTGGTTCATTATGGGATTTTACTATTGATAATGAAAATATTTATATTACAATACCTCAAATAAGTCTAGATAGTACAAAATTATCAGGTTTTAATACACGTGGTCGTTTATTTTATCAAAAAATAAATGGTTTATTACCATCAAATAATACAATAAATAAAAAAAACGTATATTCTTTAATAGGAAATGAAAAATATCCAAATGGATTTGGTATAAATAGTTTATCACTATTTCAAGTAGAATCTTTAAAAGATGAAATTTTAATTTATTCATTATCAGATTTTGTTTATCAAGGACTTTCATTAGTTCCAAATATTAACCAAGAGAAATTAATATTATTATTTGTAGAATTTGAATTTAACATATTAAAATTATTAAAATATATTGTTTCTAATTTAGATATAGATGGAACACGATTATTCAAGATAAAAAAAAAAGACTTATTTAAAAAAAAATTACCATCTATTTACACATTAATTGGGGATCCTCCTAAAAATACTATTAATATATCTGATACAACAAATGGTTATGATAATTTTTCTAATGTATATACATGGGCTTCATGTAACGAACCAAAAAATAATAAAACATATTATGGAACACTTGACATAAGAAGTTTATTATACTCTTCACTATTAATTTTATTTAAAAATATACCTCCTATATATAGCTTTTTATTAAATTTAGATGAAAAAAATAAAATACTTATTACAGAATTATTATTTAGTAGTGATATTACTACTCCTATAAATTATAAAGATAAAGAATTTTATTTTGATGTATTTTCAATCCAAAAAGATGATAAACAAAATATTATTAAAAAAATAACATCAAATGGTTTTAAGGAATCAAAACCAAAATTACCAGATGACGGTGTTCGAAATATAAATATAATAACTAATTCAAAAGGTAGGTTTTTATTAGTTGGTTCAACATGTTATCAAGAAGAAAATGTTGCTAAAAACTATATTTTAAAACTTGAAGAGTAATATTCATTATTTATATATTTTATATTTTTTATATTTTTTATATTTTTTTAATAAAAATTGATTTAAATTTTATTAATAAATAAATATTAGAAACATGGATTTTTTGGATGATGTTCGACCCCCGGATAAACCTTATAGTGATGTATTATGTAACACATATATCAATGAAAATATAGATGATGATTTAAAAAATGCTTTAGAAGCATCTATTGAATTTGAACGCCAAAAACAACTTCAAGAATTTGAGAAAAATAAAAAAATTAATTTACTATCTGGTCTTGAAAGGATATATCAAATTTACAGACTTGGTAATAAATATGAAGATTTATTTTTTATTGAATGTTTACAAAAATCAATTCAATCATATTTAGATGAAAAAACAAAACATATTGAATTATATAAATTACATTATGTAAAGTTTAATGAAGTATTGAATATGTATTATCTTCAACATATTCAATTAAAAAGAAAACCTAAAATCAATGAAGAGCTGTATAATCTTTTACAAAAAGAAGTAAAATCTATATAAAAATTGATTTTTTTTTTTGTATTATAAATAAATATGAATATTCTCAATTCACAATTAGAGAAGCAACTTAGTTTTACACTTAATACCATTGTTTTTGAACAACTAAATAACATTCAGAAAAATAATATATATAATGATGAAAATAAAGAAACTTATTTATTTTGTTATGGTTCAAATTCAGTAGAACAACTTAAAGAACGTGTATCAAATCCATATTTGGAAGCAAAAAAAGCATATTTACCTGGATATATACGTATTTTTGCAGGATATAGTAAAAAATGGAATGGTGGTGTAGCTTCATTAAAAAAAGTTAATGAAAATTATTTAACAAAAGGTTCAATTGTCTTATTAAATGAAAATGAATTAATTAAACTTGATAAATTTGAAGGTGCAACAAAAGATGCAACACCATTTGGTCGAGTAAATAATATTTATTATCGAAAAGATTTGATTGTAAAAGATGAAAATCATAATGATATTAAATGTATAGCATACATTAAAAATGATGATCAATGGTTAAAAGAACCATCTGAATCTTATTTAAATGCAATTAAAAAAAATGTAAGTCCTTTTTGGCTTGATTTAGATCAAGAAAAAAAGATAATTATATATGATCATCAAGTTAATAAAAATGGAGAATTTTATTAAATACAAAAAGAAAGTATTAAAATAACAATATAATTTTTATAAATTATTTTATATATATAAATAAATAAAATAGACAATCAATGATTTTCTTGCAATTTCTTTATATTCATTAGTAAAAACAAATAAAGTTGTTTCCAGAGTTATAAATAATTTATCGTATATAAAAACTTGAAAAAATAGAAATATTTTAATGATCAATCACCTTATCATCCAGACCAAAAGAACGTCTTGCATCATCATTATCAGACATATGTGTTTTGTCATCTATTTCTGAAAGTGTCTCAGAAGTGTAAGAAACATCGGAAAAAACCTTCAAACATTGAATTTCGTAATCATCATCTTTTATATTAAATTTTACGCAAAAAGTATATATTATATCATCATCTGTTCTATAAAGAAAATTCTGATAGACACATTCTAAACCATATGACTCGCCATAGCAAATAATTTTTATTTTATTATTTATTAAAAATGCATAATATAAATCATGATCATAATCATCTGTGTTAATAGAACGTTCAGGATTAATATCAAAATCTTTTTTTGTAATTTTTTCATTTGTATTTTTTATTATATTCTCATTTAGATAAGACATTTTATTTTAGACTATTATTGATGTAAGTATAATAATTTATAAAAAAGAATCAATTTTTATTTATAAATTAAAAATGTTCGCAAATGTTTCCTTATTTATCTTCAATCACAGCCGCTGGTTAAATGAGTTAAAAAAACAAACCTTTTTCTTTATTAATTTGTATTTCCTTAATTACAAGATATCTGCCACACTTTGAGCTTCTTCCGATTAAAAAAGCCTTCGTATATTCAGTGTCAATGACTGAAATATATCGCGGTATAACAACAAAATATTTCACTCCTTTAGCATAAACGTCATACCTGGGCGCGCGGGTTTTTCCTAGAGTATCCAACACCTTAATTCTCGAATGAACTGTACTATCATTATACATTCTATAAAGAAAGTCATGAAATTTTCCCTGCGACGGCCACGGAGATGAGATTTCTTCCAAATTCATCGCCCCATATTCAGTATCTATTATGTCTTTTAAACTTTTTTTTATGCTCATGATAATCCGATAATCAGAAATGATAATTTAAATAATAAGTATCGATTTTTTATTTATTTAACATTGAATGGTTTGATGAAAAAACAACAAAATATAACTATTTTCAGATCATTATATTAAATTTGATAAATTATTAGAATAATAGAATACAAAACATATTCAAGTAAATCCAAAACCAAAAATAAGAGAAGAATTATATACATACCTAAAACAAAAAAGAATAAATATTTAACATTTTATTTATTTATAAATAATAATAATTTGAAATGATTTCCATTAGATCAGATCATGGGTCTATTATGTAGCTGCACTCAAGGTTGTGGCGCACGGTCATTCCAGATCAGCAAGTCGTCAATGGACACCCATTTTGTAAGTCCATTTCCTTGCTGTCTAACGTGTACCATCTTAACGCCATTTTCGACTATTGGTTCGGGAAGCCACGGATCAAACGTCCAGTTTGATTCCATTAGACCGTTCGTTCGTAGCACGTTGATTGGTTTGTTTTGTATTATTGAATCATTTCCGTTTGAATCTTTTACGTGCATTAAAAAATTTGCTTCTCCGTACGCAGTGTAAAACCAAAAATTGGCACGATTTTGTTTCCCATGTTGTATGCATTCTTTTTTTTTACATGACACCCAACCTCTATTGGTTTCTGGTGAAGTTGAGTGGTACTCACACTCTTCTGCTAATATGTTGCAAAAATCACATATATTTGATAATCCAATGTAATGCAGATCTGGTGAAACAATCTTTGCAATGGGAGAGAAGGTTATCGGCAAATCACTCATTTAATTAATAAAGATAGATAGCTTAAGATTGATAATTTAACTAATAAATATTCGATTTTTTATTTAACATTGAATATTTATAATTTTTGATGCGTTAATGTCTAATTTTTTCATAATCATAATTAACATCTGTACATCATTATTTGCTCGATGAGCAACAGGGCTATATCCAAATAAATATTCAAATATTTGAAGTAATGATTTGCTTGCTATCTCTTTTTTTAAAAATAAACGTATAATAACACGACTATCTAAGAATTTTGCCTTATTCTTATCAATTAATTTTTTTTCAATCATAATTTTATGGTCAAAACTAAATCCATTATGTGCTATAAATATAGGTTCTTCACAATAAGAAAAAATATTATCAATTTCTTGTGAAAATTTCATGAAATCATCGCCATAATTAAGTAATTCTTCATTTGATATATGAGTCAATTCCATAATTTCAAAAGGAATACATTTATTTTGGGTTAGTTTTACCAATCCACTACTTACCACACAAGATGTTTCATATTCTTCAAAATGACGGTCAATAATATCAATAAATTGATTATTTTGAATCAAACCTGTTGTTTCTAAATCATAAATAAATATCATATTTTGTAGTTTTTCTTGTAAAATAACACTTAATAGTTTTAATAATTCATAATTCATAAACTTATCTTTTTCTAACAGGATTTTGTATTTTTTACCTAAGTTAAAATTCCACAATTCTAAATTATATATTTTTTCTAAATTAGGGCTAAGTAGATTATGATACAATATGAGTTGTATGATTTGTTTCTTACTAAGTTGATAACTTAATTTAATATCAATAATTGAATCTTCAGTCAATATATCAAGTTCTCCTACCAAAGGTAATTTACGATGTTTAAATGTTGGATGAAAAATTAATGATTCTTTTATATTTTCCGCATAGGATTTTGTTTTTTGAATAATATATTCTAAACTATCTAAATGAGGACTAAAGTCTTTTTTCCATAAATAAGCGGTTTCATGACTTCTTTGATAAAAATATAAACTTATTTGAAAGATGCAATAATAAATGTCATTTTCACTATATTTTTTTTTAACATTGAGTGATTTTTTTATTAATTCAAATAAAAAATCTTTTGAATAATGAGATACATCATTATAACAGTCCAAAAAAAATTCTTTATTAAAATCATTGTCCAATATGTTCATTAAATAATCATATAATTGTTGTTCTCGCACTTTAAATGATTTTTTAATAATATTAAAATCTTTTAATTTAACTAAATCTTTCACAATAAATGGACATTTAAGTTTCAATATTTTATAACCACCTATCATATTTTTAGGTACAAGAATTGTATTTTCTAATATTTTTTTCAGTTTTGAAATAAAGTCAGGAACAATATTGTTTTTTAAACAATAATAATAATTAAATATATTTTCTATAAAAATACCATATAAAGCACAGTAATGTTCATATTCAAATAAATCTTTTTTACAAAAATCATCAAATAAATCTTCTTCTTCAACTCTATATTGAATTAATTTTTCAAATACATAAAGATGTTTTTCATCAAAAAATTTTTTGGATCCTAAAATTTCAGTTACAGAATAATAAATAGGTTTAATTTCTTCTTTGTATTGCATTTTATCTTTCATTTTTGGGGGTTGATTTTCAATTTGATAATATTTTAATGAACATTCTTTTAATGGAAACCATGCAAATTTATTTTTATCTATATAAATATGCATACTATAACATGCTCGACTTAAACCCACATACCATAAATATTTAAATTCATTAAATTTTTGTTCATTTGGCATCATACCAAATGTTGTAACATGAAAATTTAATAAATATACTTCATCAAATTCTAATCCTTTTGATCCATGGATCGTCATTAAATTGATATGGTTTTCTTCTTTTCTAAATTTGTCCAATACAACTTCTTCATTATTGGTATCTTCATAATGTTTTAAATATTGTATATCATTTTCTCTTAATAAATTGGTAAAAAGACTTAATCCCACATTTGAATAATAATCATTGATAGGTTTTGATTTTTTCACAGGACCAATAATTGCTATATTTTCACGTTTATAAGGGCTATTTTTAATTTTTTGTATAATATTTTGAACAATTTCACTTACATTTCCGCAAAATATAGATGGACGTTTATAATCTTTTGATTTCATAGATACCATATTTTGTGTTAACAATTCCCAAGGTTTAAACTGATTCACAAAATCTACAATTTGTTTGGAAGAACGATAATTTTTTATCAAACAATATTTTTTTGAACTATGTTCCATCAAGAATTTATCGCTACCATTCTGAAATTGATAAATATTTTGGTTTGGATCTCCAATCATAATAACAACACAATCTACTATTTTTGATATATTTTGTATAAGTCTATATTGTATTTCAGAAATATCTTGTGCTTCATCGACAAATATTGCTTTGAGTTGTTTAAATTCAGTAAATGTTTTAATTTTTTCTTGATGTTCAAATATGATTTCAGAGGCAGCAATAATAACAGTATCTTTTGAAGAGGATTTTTTTTCAGTAAGTTTGCTCATAATTTTTCCTGCTAAAGAGTGTAGTGTACAAATATTTCTTGAGTTAAATAATTTTTCATGTTGCTTTTGTCCTTTTGAAATAAAATCATGACATGCTCTACGACTAAAAGACAAAATTAAATATTCATTATTTTTTTTAAATTCACCAAGTGAGTAATGATATAAAATTTTTCCTATAATGGAAGCTGTTTTTCCGCCTCCAGGAATTCCTAAAAGACAGCTATTTTCAAGTTTTGAATGAATAAACGTTAATTGTTCATCATTATATGTAAGTTTTAAATTTTCAGGTTGTTTAAATTTAGACAAGAAATCGTCCATCTATTATTTCTTTCTTAATAAAATCTTATATTAAGATAAATAAATTTTTATTTTTTTTTTTTAGAAAAAAATACTTAAGTATTAATTCATAATATAATATATAGCATGACTTATATCAGACGTTGTATAAAAGAAATTAAAATTATTAAGTACTTTGAATATTTTCCTAAAGTTAAAGTTGAATTAAAAAAAAAAAATATTTATTATAAGTCTAATCATATAATAAATAATCAAAATCTAAAAAATTCTTTAGAATTAGATGATTATGAAATAAGATACATAAACTATATTAAAAAAAATGGTGGTTTATAATCATTTAATCATTTATTTTTTGGATTTTTTGTCCGTTTTTTGGTCCGTTTTTTGGTCCGTTTTTTTGTTATTGTTTTTTCCTTTTGAAAGTTTTACAACGGGTTTCATTGTAAAAGATTGTTTTCCTTTAGCAGTCATAGCTTTTTTCAATTCTTCAGGAGTATATTTGTGGAAATGACCTACATAAGTTCCATACACTTTATGTTTAGAACCACGAGTGTATTCTTGAATTTTGAAATGAACTTTACCAAGTTTAAGTTTATTCATTTTTTTAAGTCCTTTTTCATGTGCAATAGAACTTAAGAGTTTTCTTGCAGCACTACTTGGGCTTGCGGCACCAGTAATAGATACACCTCCAATTTCAACTTTTTTTCCGTCTAATTCGACTACACGAAAATGTCTTTCTTCTGCAACACCTCCGATCATTATATATATATAATAAAGATATTTTTATAAATAAAAATTGATTTAAAATTTTTTAAATAATTAAATATAAAGAAGAATGAAATTTTATGCAGTTCATAAAGGAAAGAAGCCAGGGATATATAATGATTGGCCATCGTGTCAAATTCAAGTAAATGGCTATAATAACCCGATTTTTAAGAAGTTTGATAAAAAAGAAGACGCAGAAAAATTTATGAAAGAAGGATTTAACACAGTACCTAAAAATTTTCTTAGTTCTCAAAAAAGAAAAGATACAGTAGATAAAAAAAACGAACAATTGCTTGACGATTTATTAGAAAATAGAAGTAATCGTATTTTTGTATATAGCGATGGTAGTTGTATTAAATTAAAAAACGGTATATTTAAAGCAGGATATGGAATTTATATACCTGAAAAAAATATTAAAATAAGTGAGCCATTATTAAACCAAAAACAAACCAACAATAGAGCTGAGTTATCAGCTATTATAGAAACATTTAGTTATTTAAGTCAAGAAGATTTAAAAAAAGAAATTATTATGATTACGGATTCACAATATTCTATATATATATTTGATAAAACGGGTGAAAACTATGAAAAGGCAAATTTTATGAAAGAAGGAAAAGAAGTTTTAAATAAAGATTTAATTATGAAGGCGCTTAAAATAAAGAGAAATTACAATATAAAATTAGTAAAAGTACGTGCTCATACAAACAAACAAGATAAACATTCTAAAAATAATGAGATTGTTGATAAACTTGCTAAGTCAGGTGTTTATAAAAATAAAAGTATATTTGAAAAAAGTCAAACAAATATGTATTCATCTGAATATTTAGATAATATAGACATGAATGATTTGATATTAAGTGAAAACAAATACAGAGAACCTGAACAAAATTATTATGAAAAAGTTCAACCAGATATAAGAAAGAATGTTCAAATGAATGAATTATTTGATTATGATGAATGTAGTGTTAATGATTTACAAAAATCAAAAAAAAAAAATAATAAAGGATTAAATCAATGGTTTGTAAAAATTTCTAAATAATTCATGAATAATTCATAAATAATTCATAAATAATTAATACCCATCTAAAAGAGATTTTTTCTCTTCATCAATAAGTTCTTTAAATATTTTCATGGAGTCTTTTTTCTTGGAATTAAAAATTTTTGTCAAGAATTCTTGAACTTTTTCCTGTACATTTTTATTATTTTTATATTCTTCTATTTTATGTAAGATTGATTGTTTTTCTTCATCTAAATATTCTCCACTAAGTTGAAAATCATTTCTATCTAATATTTGTTTATGAAAATCTTGTAAATGCTTTGATATTTTTTCCATAGATATATCAGCAATATCCTTGATTGACATTTCTTTAAAACGTTCATTATCATTAGCATATACAATACCGGTTTGAGAGTCTAAACTTTCAATAAATACGTTTAAGTTTTTTTCATTTTTTAAAATATGTTCTAATGTTTTTGTATATTTTAAAGAAGATATCAATAAAATATTTTTTAATGCGTAATCAATATTACTTACATCCCAATCATCGTCAAATGGTTTAAGTATTGGAAAATTAATATTGATTATATTTTGTTGATTTAAAATATTCGTAATATGAGTTGTATTACTATTATTTTGTTTTATATAACATGAATTATTTTCAATATGAGTATTATAATTTTCTACAGATTGAAAACAAGCACTGCAGTTTGAACAATGAAATTTATTTAAATCATTTGATTTAATCAAAATATTATTTTCAAATTGAAATTTAAGATTATCAAATATTTCACCATCATTTAATTTTTGTTTAATTAATGATTGATTAAAAAAAGTAATATCATCACAATCAATAACATTAATATTATCACATTTAAATTTTCGTTTTAAGTGTCTTTTCATTTCTACTTTTTGTTTAACTATATGATTGCACTTTATACATCTGTAATAAAACATATATAATACTATATTTTTTATTTTATATCTTTTAATTGTAAAAAGTTAAAAAGTAAAAAAGTAAATTTTACTTTTTAACATATAACTATCTTTAAACTTATTTACATGTACTATTTTTCATTAAAAAGTAAAAAAGTAAAAAAGTAAAAAAAATAAAAAATTTTAAAAAAAATAAAAAAAAATAAAAAAAAATAAAAAAATGTAAAAAATGTAAAAAAAGTAAAAAAGTAAAAAAGTAAAAAAGCAATAAAGTAAAATGTTTTTTTTAATGCAAATTGAGAAAGTAAAAAAGCAAAAAAGCAAAAAAGTAATAAAGTTGCAGGTTTCCTGTAAAAAAAAACATTTTTCCTGTTTTTTATGCTAAAAACTCCCCCAAGTCGGCTAAAAACTCCCCCAAGTTGCCACAAAACTCAAAGATGCCACGAAAAAAAAATGACATCATTTGGGTGTAAAATCAGCTCATGAGTACATAAAATAGGGTTTTGTATAAATTTGCCAAATGTCGTCTTTTTACTTTGAAAAACGATTGGTCGACAAAAAGAAAATCTCAAAAAGTGAATTTTTCACGATTTTTCACTTTTTTTCACTTTATTTTTAAAAAAATCGTCATATGAGACGACTTTCAAAAATTAAAAAATCAAAAATGTGCTTTTTTTGGAAAAAACATATTCATGTATCAAGTTTTTTTTTTTTCGAATAAAATATTATACGGAAGTTAAATTTTCGGATTTTCGTTTTGCAAAATACACGGTAACGGGAATTTCCCAGAAAGAGGTGCTAAAACTGGCGTACTGCAAATACCGTGTTCTATTTTTAGCCTTTTTTTTCCGTTTTTTTTTTCGGATAAAACTGGCACACTGCAAGGGGTTTTTCATTTTTTCAAAACTCACATTACACGCAATCAGTCTCACTGGTAACTTCTTCGAAAAAACTGGCGTACTGCAAATACCGTGTTCTATTTTTTTTATTTTTTCACAAAAAAAACCTACTTTTTCCAGATTTTTTCCAAATTTTTTTTCGGATAAAACTGGCACACTGCAAGGGGTTTTTCATTTTTTCAAAACACACATTACACGCAATCAGTCTCACTGGTAGCTTCTTCGAAAAAACTGGCGCACATAAATCCCGTGTCAAGTTTTAATAAAATAAAAATAGTGCATATTTAAAATAAAACAATACACATAAATGAGTTTTATACAAAAAAAACTATAATAATATACATAAATGGGTTTACTATTTTTTGGGTGCAAAAACTGGCGTACACAATCGTGCACGCCAGTTTCAAAGTTTTTTCCTGTTTTTCATTTTTGCTATTTTTTTTCCTGTTTTTTTAAAAATAATGGGGTACATGATTGGGTTTGGCAAAAACTTTGTGTACGCCAGTTTCAAAGTTTTTTGCATGTTGAAATTTTAAAACTAATGTACGTAAATGGTTTCAAAAAAAAAACTGGCGTGCAGTATTTTTTAATGCAAAATGAGGAAATTTTTTCCATTTTTTTTTTGTTCCAAAAAATGACTATTTTTTTATAATATTACTACTGAAAATAGTACTACTATTTTTTACTTTTTGCAAACCCCAGTCTTACTGGAGGACATTAACAATTCCTCAATTTGCATTATTTTGCATTTCAAGAAAAACCATCAAGAATAAATATTTTTTCAAAGGGTAAAAAACACCATGTTTTTAAGGTATTGTAGGGTGCACCCTATGTTTTTAAAATAAGACCATTGTTTTTCTATTTATATATTTTATAAGAGAAATAATACATTAAATTATATATTTTTATTCAAAAGTGTAAAAAATAAAAAAGTAAAAAAGCAATAAAGTAAAAAATTTCCTCAATTTGCATAATTTAAAAAACGTTAAAAAAAAGTTTGTTGCAACAAAATCAAAATCGCCTCTCAGAAATTTTTTTTTTTATAAAAAAGTTTGTGCAAAAAAACGTTTTTTTTTTTTAAAAGGGGACATTTTAGCATTTTAATTATGAACAATGATACTTTTTTAAAAATAATGAAAAAAGTATCATTATTCATAAATAATAATAATTTTTATTGATAAAAATATAAAGTATGTTATATGGGGAGGTATATAATATTATTTTTGTATGATTAAAAAATCAATAAAAAAATAGTATAAAAAGAAAAATATTGATTAATTATTTACACAAGTACCTTTTTTACGAGAAGCAACAATATAGCAGCCACTTCTTTTTACTAAAGTTGTAAATTCATAAGTATTATTTTGGTATATTTTAAGAACATAAGTCACATCAATTGAATTATCTAAACGCACAATCGTTTTTTTAACTTTCATTATATTGTATAAAAAGAATTTAATTTTGATGAACGAAAAAATAAACTAAGTTAAAATAAACTAAGTTAAAATAAATAAATTAATATATAAGTAATATTTAATTTTCATGAATAATTATGAGACAATTAAAAAATGTAAGTATTGTAATAAAAACATCGACTTATATTTATATAAAAGTCATAAAAAAAAATGTATGTCTCAAATGATAGTAAATCCAACCGAACATCTTTTAATAAATCATAAACAAGTAATTACACATTTTTTAGAAAAATATAATCAACTTTATTTAAATTATTTAAATAATAAAACAATTGCTTTAATTGGTCCTGCAGAATCAATTACAAATACAAATAAAGGTCATATTATTGACCAATTTGATGTAGTTGTTCGACTTAATAAATCATTGCCATTACCATCTAATTTAGCAAATGACATTGGTACAAAAACAAATATATTATACAACTCGCTTAACACTTGTGATTTTCCGGGTGAAAATAAATTTTCAAATTCATTTTTAAAAGAATTTAATATACATTTTTTATGTTGTCCTTATCCTTTAGAAATACAATTATTCCAAAAAGATATACTTCATTATATTCAAAGAAGTAAATTTGAATTACCTTTTCGATGCATGTCTTTAAAAAATTATAAACAATTAGAAAATTCACTTCAAACACGTCCATTTACAGGTGTTTGTGCTATTGTTGAATTATTATCATATCCTATAAAATATTTGTATATCAGTGGGCTTGATTTTTATTATACTAAATATTATAATAGCTATCGAAGGATTAGTAAACAACAGCAAAAAAATAATCAAAATAATTATATTCATAAAAGTAAACCTCAAATTAACTTACTTAAACATCTATCACTATTTGATGATCGTATTATATTAGATTCATTTTTAGATAAATTGTTATATAAAAAATATTATGAAACAACTGAAAGACTTTTAAAAATAAATTCGAATCGAGTATTTTTATTTGATAATCCACAAATTCAACATTTTTTTGAAATGAATATTTGTAATATTACATATAGTCTTTATTCAAATCATACTCCAAATAATGAAAACCCATCACTTATTATTACAAATAATAAACTTATTCCTAAAAAAAATAACACTTATCTTTTATTTGTTTGTAATGATATATTACATATAAATAACTTGAACAAAAACTTAGAAGAAAAAAAATATATTGGTAATTTTTTCTATAAAAAGAATAATAATATAAATATTAAAAATAATGCATATATATCAATTTATTTAAATTCATATTTTATTCAAAGTGTAAAAAATATTTTAAAAGCTATTCATATACAAAATATCAATATTCATTTTTTAATGTTACTAAGTTTAATGATTTATTCAAAAGATAATCATTATTTTAATACAAAAGAAATTGAAGAAAATTGGGGATTAAATATTGAAGAAAAAAAATATTTTCTATTTTTAAAAAAGAAGAATATATTCAATCAATTAAGTGTTCAATTGAACCAAGATCAAAGCCAGTCCAAATAAATTAATTTGGTCAATATATTTATTTTCAATATTTATTTTAAAACTTTTCGATTCTTCATCCTGATTAACATAACCAATCTCTTTTTCAAATAAATAACAAGTATATATTTTCTTTATATCCTTGTTTTTTGTTAAATAATAAATATTGTCTAAATAAAATCCATATATTTTTATTTTTTCATAATTGTTTTGTATTTCAAAAATATAGTTTTTTTTATATAATTTTTGTAAATCAAATATATATTTGTTATATTTATGATTTTTTAAAAATCCTACTTGTTCTTGATTTTTTTCATCATAAATAGTTATATTATTTTTTATCAAAGGGAGTTTAAGTTGAACTTTTAAATAAGGTTGGTATTTATAATTTAAAAAATAGAAATTCCATGTTTTTTTATTTTTGATTTGGGTCAAATAAATATTTTTTAAAAACAATGAATGAAAATTTTTAAGTTGTTTACTTTGATTATTATCAATTATTTTTATTTCTTTTTTGTTTTTATTATTCATATAGTATTGATTTAAATTTTCATATAAACCAATAAAATGTTCTTTATTATTAATTTTTTGTCTTTGAATTAAAACTAAAAATAATAGTATAAATAATATTAAATAGACATATATCATATTATTATGTTATAAAAAAAATAATTATTTTGAAGAATAGACTTCAAAAAATACATTTTGTTTATTATTCGGCAATAAACCAACAGTTCTAAACATATCTTCTTGTACTCTCTTTTTCATACTTTTATCAACATCATCCCGTGGAATCATATCTGGTCCTTTGTTCAATTCCAATAAATAAGTATGTAGTTTATCATCAAAAATAACATCAGCTCCAAAAAGTTGAAAACTAACAGTGTTTTTTATATTAGAACTTTGATATATATTTTTACTTAAACATTCAGAAATTTTAGACATTAATGTTAAAATATTTTCTGATAATTTTTGACCTGCTTTTGAATTGTTTTCTTGACTATCTATAAATGAAAATAATTCTATAAAATCACGTGGATTTTTCTCATAAACTGTCATATCTAAATGATAACTTGTAATATTTGATTCAAAATCAAAATCATTATGATTATACTCTTTTTTTGTATAAATACATTTTCCTAAATTAGAAACATAAAAAGAGACAATTCCTTTATCTACAACAACTAATAAATAAACACGTAGGTTCACTTTACGTTTGTTAATTAAATATAATTTTGTTAAATATCTTTGAACAACACGATAATTTTCTTTCCATGCATTAGAAATATCATCATAATCATTTGTCAATTTCAAACCTTCTTTTCTTTGAACATTTTTTTTTAAAATATATATATGTTGCGGATCAAATACTTTTTGAAAATCTTTCATATCTTTTTTATTATGAAGCACATATGATTCAGGCATATAAGTAGATGCTTTTTCACGACCATAACAATTTACCAATGATTCCCATATTTTATTTTTACTTACAATAGAATCACATCCATTAATACCGAAAATATATTTATTTCCTTCTTTGTTTTTATTGTTAACTTGTATTTGAAGTAATTCATTCTCTACGTTATTATAACCACATGGTATATAAACATTCCAATTATTATTATCTTTTGAAATATCAAAATCATTAAAAATAGAATTTGTAATAGCTCCTAAATTTTTTGAATCACATCGATAATATTTAATATTCTTTAAATTATCAAAAAATTCTATATTTTGTTTATTATTATAAAAAGTCATATAAAAAACCAAAAATAATAAAAGTAAAATTAAACAAATAAAAAATATTTTATTTTGACTACATACTGAAGATTGTTTTTTTACCATACTATAGTTATATATGAAAAATATTTTCATTTATAAATTTAAAATGATTCATATAAAAAACGATAAATATTAGATGCATGTTTACTACCTAATTTTCTTAGATTAGAACCTACTTTTATAAATTCTAATTCCTTGATTATTTCATCTTTCTTATTATTTAAGTTATCGTTAAAAAATGTCATCATATTGCCTATATTTTTATATTTATCTACGATAACTTGACCTGTTTTATTAGAAATACCGGGAATACCACATATCATATTCAAGAAACATGTCTCAGAATTCATATTTTTTTTTTTAACTACATGAATTAAACTATTCGATGTATTTAAATCAACATTATTATTTTTTATATTTTCTTTAAATTTATCAATATTTTTTTGTATTGATAATATAAATTCCATTGTTTTTTCGATATTTTTAGAATAATAAATATGAAGATTATCACGTAAAATTGTATTTAAAATAGTTCCATCTAAAACAGATTGTTTTAATTTAAAATCTTTAACATTTCCCTCCAATAAATACATTTTTCTTACATTTTGTGGAATACTATTTAATATTCTATTTTTTTGCTCTTTATATCGTCCATCTTTAATACTATTGCTTAAATCTAAATAAGATTTACGTTCAATAAGTACTAATAATTGATTATTAGTATCATCTTTTTCTAAGAATTGAATATCACCAATTTCTAAGTTTTCCTTTATAAAAGATACATTTTGATTTTCTAAAAGTTGAATTAAATCTTTTTCTCGATTATCAACCTTTAAAATAAAAGTCATATCTTTTTTTAAAAAAATCTTTTTAAATATTAAAAAAAAATGAATATATAGTTTTTTTAATAATTAATAAATAGGATGACTGAATTAGTAGACGAACTTAATGATAATTATGAAATTATTGACAATAAAAAGATATACCCCGTTGCAAATGATAGTAATTTTTTAATTAATAAAGAACAAGTACATGAAATATTAGCACAAGGAGGTATTTATGATGAAATTAAAAATATAAAATTATTTCAAAAAGCATTTGTCCATGAATCATATAAAAGTGGAAATGATTTTGAAAAAGAAATGAAATTTTACGGTAATTTAAATGGTTTATGTTTTAAAGAAAATCCTAAAATATTACCTTTACAACCAGAATCAAGTGAAAAATTTGAATTTGTAGGAGATGGACATATTCAATCAATTGTAGGTCGTTATTTGTGGATACGTTTTCCAGATGAAGACCAAGGGTTCTATACAAAGAAGAGATCAAAGATTGTAAAAACAGAGGGATTATATAAATTAGCATCAGCATTAAAATTTGATAAATATTTAATTATATCAAAACACGTTGAAATTATTAGAAATGGAAGAAAAAATCCCAAGTTATTAGAAGATGCGTTTGAGGCATTTATTGCTTCTATTTTTGAAGAATTTACAAATCAAGAAAATGTAGGTGTTGCTTATCAAAAAGTAAATGATTTTATTGTGAATTTACTTCATAAATTTATAGATTGGACAGATATTATATATGAGGAAGACAATTATAAAGATATTTTGATGAAATTTTTTCAGAAAAGATTTGATGGAGTATTTCCAACATATGATAAAGTAAGAGAAGAAAATAATGTGAATAAAATTGGACAGACGAATCGTAAATTTACAGTTCATATTAAAGATCCATCAAATAATATTATTGGTAGAGGAGATGCAAAAACAATAAAAGAGGCACAACAAAATGCTGCAAAGAATGCATTAGAATATTTTGGTATTAGTAGTCATTAGTAAGTACAAAATTGTTATTTAAATCTTTTAAAAATATCAAATGTTTTTCTTTATAAATAATATTGAAATAATTAGAATTATGTTCATATATTTTATAGATAATATTTATATCATTTAATTTTACTAAAATATTATTTTCTTCATCATGATAAAATGGATATAATATATTTTTTATTTTCAAGTAAATACATAATTCCAATATGTTTGGAAATATTTGTATCAATTTATTAAATTTATTATTTTCATCTTCATTGGTTGTAATGGATTCATCAAATTGATATTTATGAAATAGTACAGGAATACCATAATCAAAATTGAGTTTTCCAGAAATAAAATAATCAAGATCCTTGGATATATTAAGTTGACTGTAAATCATATATTTATTAGGATTTTTAAATAATTTTAATACATCAATACAGTTTTTTAAATCTTGATTCCAACATGGATTACTATAATTTTCGATTCTTAAAAAGATAAGAATATCATCAGTATTATTTAAAATATCATATAATCGAGTATATCTTTTATTAAATAAATGTTGAATTTCTTTTACTTTTGAATCATTTAAATATTCACAACTACAAGGATATTCACAAGGAATACTATTTAAATCTATTTTTTTAAAAAAATGAAGAAAAAACATATCAAAATTATCTTTAACAGCTAATTCTTTTTCTTTTTTTTCATTAAAGCTATGTTCATATAATATTTCTTTGAATTCATGGGTTACCTTTTTTTCTTTTGCTAATTCTTCTAAAATATGATATATAGAATAGAAATTATTTGAGGAATGAAAATCAAATGGCAATGATTCGAGTATTTCCATTTTTTTGTTTCTTAAAAATATTTTTGGATGGCAAAAGCTACCCAAAGAAATAAATTTTATTTTCATAAATAATATATTTATAGGATTAATATATTCGAATTTAAATTAATTTTATTGAAATATAAAATATGTTTATTTATTAGAATATGAATAATAATAATAATAATTCTAAAATTAATTATGTATTAACGAATCAGAAGAATTTTTTAGAATGGTTTAATAAAACATTCTTACCTTATAAAGCAACAGGGAAACAAGAACCTATGAAAAAAACATATATACCTTATAATTATCAAAAATTATTAAAAAATTTTATGAATAAAAATAGTCCTTATAAAGGTATTTTATTATATCATGGATTAGGAACTGGTAAAACATGTACTTCTATTACAATTGCAGAGAATCTTAAAAAAGAGAGAAATATTATTGTTATGTTACCCGCTTCTTTAAAAAATAATTTTATTTACAAAGGTTTACTTTTTTGCGGGGATGATTCTTATAAAAAAGACGAATCTTTAATCAATACAAAATACAGTTTTGTTTCATATAATGCGTCAAATAGTTTAACTCAACTTAAACGTTTGGGAAGTTTAGATAATAAAGTAATCATTATTGAAGAAGTACATAATTTAGTATCAAAAATGATGAGTGGAATAATGGGAATTTCAAAACAAGGATTAGAAATTTATAAGCTTTTAATGAATGCTAATAATACTAAAATTATTGCTTTAAGTGGGACACCATTAATTAATGATCCATTTGAAGCGGGAATATTATTTAATATATTGAATGGATTTAATGAAATACTTTATTATCGAATAAAACAAATACCTGCTTCATTTGGGATAAATGATTATACAGAATTAGAAGAAATATTTATGAAAAATGAATTTATTGATTATGCTAAAATTAACAAACTTAATAAGTCCATTGAATTTATATTAAATAAAAAAGGATATCAACCTGAATTTCAATTGGCAATAGATTATATTAATGAAGTTGGTAGTAAAAATTTAGAAATACAGTATTTGGAACTTAAAAAAATACCTTTATTCCCAATGGAAAATGAAGGAGAATTATTTAAAAAATATTTTGTAGAAGAAAATATCAAAGAAGGGAATAATTTAAAAAACGAAGAAATTTTTAAAAGACGTATGATTGGGTTAGTAAGTTATTATGAATCAAAAATTGGTAATTATCCAAAAGTAATTGATAATTCGATATTTAGAATACCAATGAGTGATCATCAATTTCAAATTTATGAAATATTAAGGTCAAAAGAAAGAGGTGCTGAAAGAGGGAGACCATCTAAAAAATCAAAGGTTGTTAAATCAACATTTCGTGTTTTTTCACGTCAAGCTTCTAATTTTGTATTTCCAACAGAAATAGCAAGACCTTATCCGGATCCAAAGTTCATTGTAAGTTTAAAAAAAAATAAAAATAATACTAAAAATTTAATTAGAACATTTGAACTTGAAGAAAAAGCAAATGAAGAGGGAGTTATATCATTGGAATATAAAAAACGTATAGAAAATTCTATTGATGAATTAGTAGAAAAAGGAGATGTTTATTTAAGACCAGGTCCGAATGGTTTAGATAAATTATCACCAAAATTTAAATTAGTTCTTGAAAATATACAAAAATCAAAAGGACTTGTTTTTGTGTATTCAAATTTTAGAAGTTTAGAAGGCGTTGAATTATTTACAAAAGTACTTGATTTTAATGGATTTAAAGCGTTTGGAAGTAGAGGAAGCGAACCTAAATATGCTATTTATTCAGGAAGCGAAGATGATAAAACAAAAAAACAAATATTAGATGTATTTACAAGTGATGAAAATAAAACAGGAAAATTCATCAAAATAATATGTGCAACTTCTGCAGGTGCAGAAGGGTTAGATTTAAAAAATATACGTCAAATTCATATTTTAGAACCTTATTGGAATCAAATGCGTATTCAACAAATTATTGGACGTGGTGTACGTCGTGACAGTCATATAGCATTACCACCTTCACAACGTGATATTGAAATATATCGTTATTTTTCTGTATTAACAAGCCAGGAAGCATTAATAAGTAAAGATAAAGTTACAACAGAAGAACATATAGAAGAATTATCTATTAAAAAACAAAAAATTATTAGACAAATGCTTAATATATTTAAAGAATGTGCTTTTGATTGTACACTTAATGCGTCTAATATTAAAGGGGAATATTCATGTTATAATTTTGGTAAAGGTGCGACTGGATTTAGTTATTATCCCAATATTTCAGATGATATTGTACATACAAGTGTTGTTCAAAATACAAAAAAAGTATCTCGAAAATTAGTAATAGGTGCTTTATATGAAAATAAAATTTATTTAATCAATAAAGAAAAAAAAATATTTTATTTATATTCAAATAATAAAAATATAAAAGCAAATATTAATATTAAAAACGCAAAACAAGTCTATATAGATTTAAACACACATAATGTTTATGATGCAAAAACAATAAAAACGTCGAATCCAATTATTATTGGTAAAATAAAAGATAATAAATTAGTGAAGTAAATTCGTAGTTATTATAATCTTTTAATAATAATAATAATATGAATAATATAAAAGTATTTTATGATAATCGTAATAATCGAGTATTTGTTCAATCAAATCAACCCAATAATATTCAACCCAATAATATTCAACCCAATAATATTCAACCCAATAATATTCAACCCAATAATATTCAACCCAATAATATTCAACCCAATAATACTCAACCCAATGGTAATCAATTATTAGAAATAAATGTAAAAGAATTTTTTGAGAAATTTGGTAGTAAATATACACCTAATATTGTAGAGGGTCCTCGAGGATTTCCAGGTTTAATAGGACCTCAAGGACCTCCAGGACCTCAAGGAAAAGGAATAGATGATCAATTATTAGAAAGTTTAAAAACAATTGTGAATGAACATAATAAACCAATCCATTTACAAAAAAATAATATTCATCAATTATTATTTGGTTTAAAAAAAACAAATATTGTAGAAAATAATAATTCTGAAATAAATAGTAGTTCTTATTTTAGAATAATGAAAAATAATATAGATGTGAATGAAACGATATATGACACTTTTTATTTATCTCCAAATATTTTAGAAATAAATGATTATTCCCATTTTAATTATGTACATGATAGAAAAGTAGAAAAATTTCAAAATAATAATAATTCAAATGATTGTCATTATTTTCCATTGGAATACATACCTTCAGGTTTCCCAATAAATCTAAATAATAATATATCTAATATTGTTATTCAAAATGTTTCATTTAATTTTGTACAATTAATGAATGCCAATAAATATGAAGATTTTCGTTTATTAGGAAATACAATTGAAAGTAATAATTTGGTCAATAAAAAAATTAGTTTAAATTTACATTTTGAACTTCATAGTCAAGTACCTTATCATTTATTAAGTAATCGATTAAATTTAATGCCTTATCGAAATGAAAATTTAAAAGTCCTTAATCCATCTCAAACATGTATTGTTCCTATAAAAACAATCAAAATAAATGATTTAAATAATTTTTATGAAGATAAAATAAGAATACCTATTGAAGATATTATTCTTAACCATCAATTAAAAAATGTATTATTAGCTGTTCGTATATCATTAGATAAAACATCAATTAAAGAACTTAAAGGGGTAGATGTCAATGATAAAATATATTATGGTTATGTGCCATTTACACAAATATTAGTGAATTGTGAATATTATTTAGAATAAATTAATTTAATATTTTATTATTAATAGTATAAAAATGAAACAATTTAAAGATGGATATGGTTTTATACTTAAAAATATAAAAAAAGATTTATCAATCATTCAAAATCAAAAATGTATAAAAAATAAAACATTCGTTATTGCTGGTGGAACACATGGTATTGGTTTTTCTATTGCGGAACATCTTGTTCAAAAAGGAGCAAATGTTGCTTTATTAGGTAAAACAAAAGAACCTCATCCAAAACTTGAAAATACAATTGATTCAGCATTTGAAAAATTAAATAAAATTCAACAAAGTAGACCTTTTAATCCTCAAAAAAGATATGAACCTGTAATTATGAAAGAAAATGCTGTTGGAATTATTTGTGATGTACGTGATTTTGAATCATTAAAAGAAAGTAAAAAAGAAATAATACATAAATTTGGTTCAATTGATGGACTTGTTATCAATGCAAGTGCACTATGTTTAAATTCAACATTAAAACAAAGTCAAAAAGAAATTGATTTAATGACTGGTGTTAATATTAAAGGATGTTTTAATGTAGGACAAATTTATTTAGAAGCTATAAAAAATACATCAAATCACCCTCATGTATTAATCATAGCACCGCCGATTGAAATGCTTTATAATGATGATTGGTGGGCAAATCATTTATATTATAGTATATCAAAATTTAACATGTCTCTTATGGCTAAATTTTGGAATAAAGAATTCCCAGAAATTGGTGTCAATACATTATGGCCACGAACAACAATTGATACAGCTCCTGTAATTAATTTATTAGGTGGAGAACAAATGGTTAATATTTCACGAAAACCATCAATTATGGGTACAGCTGGAACACTTATTTTAAGTTCAGACCCTAAAATAGTAAATGGTAAAAATTTTATTGATGATGAGGTTATCATAAGTGCTGGGTTAGAAGTAGAACAATTTAAAGTAAATCCTGATGTAAAAGAAAAAGATTTAATGCCTGATTTTTTTTGTTAAATAAATTTAATTTTATTCAAATAATTTAATAATTTCATTTATATTTTTTTCTGCTGATTTATTTATGATTTTAGTGCATAAATGATGTGCTGAATCATTCAATGTTTTTATTTCAAATATATCAATTTGTATATCTAAATAATATTTTTGATAATTATAAAGACCTAATATACTTTTATTTTTTTGAGTTGTCTGATTCTTTATTATTATATAGATAAATTGATTAGGTTTTATTTCTTCACATAATAATGTATTTTTATTTGATTCATCTTCAAAACTTGATATATTTAATTTAATATTTTTTATTAAATTTAACATAGAAGGTATGTTGTCCATATAAGATTCAATGGTTTGTTTACATGTATTTATAATTTTTCCAATTTCTAATTCTAATTTATATGTTTTTTCTTTTTTATGTATACTATCTACGCTGCTTTTAGTGTAATCTGGTTTAACAAGTTCTGGATTTTTTTGAATAACATAGTTTTCTAATGCTTTAAATTTCTCACTTCCTGCTTGAGCATCATGGCGAAAAAGTTTTATTCCAAATGGTCCTACTAAATCAGTACTTATACAATCTTCTATCCAAAGATTTTCAATGGGTCTATTTAGACAATGTGGGCATATTTTTCTATAGAAATCACCTTTATTATCTCCTTTACATTCTTGTCCTCTATAATCCCAACACTGTTTTTGGTCTAAACAAAAAAAACAATTCATATTTCTTAATAATTCATCAATTTTTAAGGCAATATTTTGTTGAATAACGTCATCTTTTTTATATTATTCTATAAATGAAATAATTTCATTTTTTATACATTGATTCATGTATTCCATATAATGTATAATGTATAAATTAAAAAAAATGAAATTATTTATTATATTTTTTTAATACTATAAATAAATAATGGAACAAAAACCAAATAAATTATCATTTTTATATGATTTAAATCAAGAAAATCATATAGTTAGTTTACACTTTAATATACATGAGAGAACTATATTATGTAAATGTTCATGTGCAAAAGAAATATTTTGTCATCATATAGATTATATACTTGAATATATATACAATAAATATAATAATGATTATGTAGAAGATATAGAACTTAAGATTTATCAAAATGAATACAATTTATGGCTACCGGTATCAGAAACAAATGAAACTACACAAGAAAGAGAAATTATAGATACTGAAATACAAGTATTTAATCAAAAATTTCATTTTTATTGCAATCATTGTGGAGGAATAAATCCAGTTCAAAAATGTAGACATTTTGACTACGTTATTCAAGCACTTATGGAATATTATCAAGGATTAAAAGAACAAAATGATGAAATTAATAATATGGATTTAGATATGATGGATATATAAAAAATATATAAAATATAAAAAAAATAAAAAAAATTTATAAACATGTATATTTTACATTTTGTCTTTATATCTTCTTAATCATCATCATGTATTGATTTTTAGTTAGATTATAAATAGTAGAAAAAATTACATTGAACAACAACGATACATAATAGCTTCACTTCCCCAAAAATAATTATTATCATCAAATATTTTAATTTTTTTAGAAGTTCTTGTTAAACTCATTAATGAACATTTATTATCAACAAGATGATAACATTTATATTTTTGATTTAATTTATTTAAATTATGAGTGGTTGTATAATAAATATCATTATTTTCGGGATAAAATAATTGACTAAAATTAGATTTGTGTAATGTATTCATAATTAAATTATCATAATGGAATTCTGTTTTTTTATCAATTAAATTAAAATCACTATACTCTATTTGTTTTGATAATTCTTGAAAAAAATAAGAATTCATTTTTAAAATATCGTACAAAAAAAACTTATTAATTATTTTATTAAAATGATTTAATGAATACATATCAATATGTGTTAAATATGAGTTTCTGAAATATTCTGAATAACTATCAAGTCTATCATTTTTTTCATTTATGAAAACAGAATAATCTGACATATTATCAGTACCAATATATTGGATTCGTTTTTGTGTAATGTTTGGATACTTTAAATATTGATGAATTTCATCTTCATAATAAAGATGACTCATATTTCGAAAATAAACATCAAATTCATAGTAGCTACTAAGAAATGTTAAACTTTTAATATTATCTACTATATCTTTTTTTAATTCGGTATTGCTTAATGTTAAACTTAAAATTTTATCATAATTATCACTCATATATATATTATATTTGGTTAATATATAGTTTTTTGGATTTTTAACATACTTTGGATAAGTGATCAATGTATATGCTAAAAAAGCTAATAATACAGTGAGAATATTTAGGTACATGTTTAATATATATTAAATGATAGAAGTTAAATCAATTTTTTATCTTTTTTTAAAAAAATAATATTTTTTATATATTTAATATTTATTATATTTTTAATATTTTTTATATTTTTAATATTTTTTATATATTGATTGATTTAATAATATTATTTTTATACAATATCATATTTAATACTTCTTTAAAGGTTAAATGTGTATTTTTTTCAATTATTGAATTCATTAACAATAAACATTTGTGTGTATTGATATTACAATTAAATAATAATACAAAATCATGTACAATATTTATATTATCAACAGAATCTAAATGTTGTTTTAATAATTTATCTATTCTATTTTCTGATGAAACTTCCACTTTTCTTTCTCCTAACCCATAAAAATATTCATTAATATCTAAACTAAGAATATTTTTACTTATAAGTATATCAAAAATATTTACTTTATCTAACAATTCATGATTAATATCTAAATACAAAAAATTATTATAATAATTTGAGAATTTTAAATAAAATAGTTTACATAATATATTCTTTTGATAAAATAACAAATCATTATTATTTACATGATGCATCTTAAGTACTATATTTGTACCACTAATTACTTCTTGAATAGTATTCGAATGATTTTCTGAAGTAATAACCATGATATCAAAGTTTTGTATATTATTTTTGAGTTGATAACTCTTAATATAACCCACCAGTTTTTCTAATTTTTCTTTTTGTCCAGTATAAACAAAAAAGATAAGATTATTTAAATATTTTATTTTACGTTTTTCATATTCTTTGTATAATATATCATCTTTAAATTGTATAGCATAATTTAAATAAATATTCATATGTATGCTTTCCATGAAAGATTTACCATTATAATCAAATTTATTAACTAATTCATCAGCAAAATTTATCTTATCTATTATAGTAAAGGAATCATTTTTTTTATTGGTCAAAAAAATAAGTTTACTTAAATCCCAATCACGAATAGAGAAGAATTTATTTTGAATACTATTGATTAAATGTTTATTTTCATCATTAATATCAATAATTTTATTATTTAATTTTTCAGTTACAGAATCTTCATTTAGTCGATTATATAGAAATATATCACAATCATGAAGCATAAATATGTTTAATTTTTTATTAACAATTGCAGCTTCAAATACTTGAAGAAATATATGTACATCATCAAATAAACCCATATTTTCATCGTAATATAAGTCAAGTTCTAAAGCATTTCTTGAAACAAAAATTAATCGACCAGCAGTATTTACAAAATGAATATGATTATCGAATGGAGATAATTTTTGTTTTCTCCAAGTATCAATCATATTTGATGAATAATTATTAAAATTTAAAAATATATTATCTTTAATGGGCATTCCATAACATTGATTATATTGTGGATTAAGTATATCACTAAAAGGTAGCATTAAAATATCAGGATTATATTGTATATATGATTGAATACGTTCTAAAGCACATGGATAAAGAAAATCATCACCATCAAAAGTAATAATATAATCATATATATCATTATTTTTAAAATAATTCAATACACTATTATGTCCTTTTCCAGGCTTACCATTTGATTCGCTTTGAGCAATGATAACTTTATTTGTAAAATTTTTTTCAATATCAATTGATTTGAAATAATCAATAACTTCATTATAATAATTTTTATTAAGACTATTAATCATAATAAGTATATCATAGTTAATATTATGATTTATTTGTTTAACTAATGAAAAATAAGATTCAATTAAATATTCTAATTTAGAGGAAGTAAGTAATGAAATTAAATATTTTTTACTCATAAAATAAACATCTATTTTATATAAAAAAATCAAACGGTGTAAAATTAATCTAATAATAATATATGATAGGTAATCTAAAATTATCTATAATAAAAATTATTATATATATAATTTTTGATTTGGCATGTAGTCAAAATAAATATTATTCAATTACTAAAAATACAATAATAAATAAATTTAAAAGTAGTTTCGCATTTATAAAAAATAAATCATTATCACATGGATTATTAGAAGATTTTGAATTTAAAAATATAATAGACCACGAATATATTGATGAAAATAAAGAGTCAAAAGAAAATAATAATATAGTGACAGAAAATATACAATCAAAAAAAATAGAATCAATTAGTGGTATTTTTCAGAATTTATTTAATAGAAATTTATTTTCAAAAAATATAAAATCAGATAATATAGCTTCTGACCAAATACAAGCTCATAAAATAGAGGGTATTGAAGGTGTTTTTCAAAATAGTTATCATAAAAACATACATTCAAAAAATATAAAATCAGATAATATAGCTTCTGACCAAATACAAGCTCATAAAATAGAGGGTATTGAAGGTGTTTTTCAAAATAGTTATCATAAAAACTTGAATACAAAAAACATAGTATCAGATAATATAGCTTCTGACCAAATACAAGCTCATAAAATAGAGGGTATTGAAGGTGTTTTTCAAAATAGTTATCATAAAAACTTGAATACAAAAAATATAAAATCAGATAATATTGTTTCTGACCAAATACAAGCTCATAAAATAGAGGGTATTGAAGGTGTTTTTCAAAATAGTTATCATAAAAACGTACATTCAAAAAATATAAAATCAGATAATATAGCTTCTGACCAAATACAAGCTCATGAAATAAATAGTGAAAAAGCAAAAATAGATGAATTAATGAATATAAAAATTAACTCATTAAATATCAAAACGGATTATTTAAATTCTAATAATATAGAATCAAATGAATTGAAAGTAGAAAATGGTAATATTAATAATATTCATTCATCTATTATAGATACAAAAATAATAACATCAGATATAGGAAATATAAAAACCTTAAATAATCGTGAATTAATAACTGAAGATATGAATGCACAAAATATATATAATAAATATTTAACATCTCAAAACATAGATACATCTAATTTAGAAGCAAATATTATTAAAAATACTAATTTAACATCTCAAAACATAGATACATCTAATTTAGAAGCAAATAT